GGGTCTTGCCCTGCACCCTTAACCGCAAGGGGTGTACCCTGTAGGCGGCGGGGCGGCGGGTGTTCCTTGCGGTTGCGGGTGGTCTGTCCAAAAGAAAAGGGCGGGGGCTTTTCGCCCCCGCCTTTCGTGCGGTGTCGTGTTCGGTTTAGTCCTGCGCGGTGGTCTGTCCGTGCGGGGTCAGTCCCGCCGCCGTGGCTTTCGTCTGTATCTGTCCTACGGTCTTTGCAATCGCCCTTTGCGTTACGCCTAAATAGGTTGCTATCGCCTTGTATCCCTTGCCCTGCATACGCAAGCGGAGAATTTGCGCTTGTCTGTCGGTCAAGTTCAGACTTGCAACAAGTGTTTCATAGTCGGCGGCGGCTTGTCTGTCGGTGGTATAGTTGCCGTTGCAATCGTACCCGCCTAAATCGGCGTACTTGTTCAAACGGTGATAAATTGTGTCCAGTCCGTCCGCCGTCAAGTCCTCTATGTAGCTGTACCCGTTGCGGGGGTCTGTCTGAACGGCGCGGGAATTTTGGACGGCCTGCCGCACAGCCCTGTAAACCTCTTGAATGGGTGTTGTTTCATCGTCCCTATATGCGGCACTTTCGTCCGAACGGATATAGACACGGCGGGACAAGCGGCGAACGGTGTACTTGCTATCAAGCCAATTTTCGCCGTTGGCGTGTTCGGCGGCTTGTTCCAAAATGGCAAGGGCGGCGGCCTGAACAAGGTCTATTCCGTCCGAAAGGGTGGTTTCCATAAGGTCAACAAGGGCGGCGGCGGCGTCCTTGTCTGCCGTCACTGTCACTAAATCGCCGTCGGCGTTGTAGGTTGTGGCGGTTGCGGCGTTGGCGTTGCGGCGGGTGTTGTCCAGCGTGGCAAGGTCAGCGGCTATCCCTCTTTTCAGTGCTACCATAGCGGGATTAAATCCGGTGTTGCTTGCGGTGTCCCGCTGTGCGGCGGTCTTGCGCTGTGGGTCAATGCACTTGTTGATAACGCTGTATGCAACGGCGGTTGCAAGGGCGGTCAATTCCTGTGCGGTGTCCTTGCCCTGTGCAAGGGCGGTTTCATAGTTGCGCTTGACGGTTTCAAAGGTGGTTGCGGTGGTGGTGTTGGCTTTCGCCTGTGCGGTTGCTTTCGTGTTCGTGTTCATCTTGTGTTTCCTTTCTGCCGTTGGTGTTTTTGGCTTGCGGTGGTGTTGTGGTGTTGTGGTGTCCCGCTTGCCTTGTTCGGCATGAACAAGTATAGCACCACTTGCATACAATGTCAACACAATTTTTTGACATACACCCATAGCCGCAAGGGGTGTACCCTGTCGCAACTGTTCCCGCCTTGCTTGCCGCCTGTCGTGCCGCCGTTGCCGCTGTGGTTTCTACTTGCCTTTTCGGTGCTATGGCAAGTAGGGGGGTGGTTATGGTCTTTTCAGCCCCCGCCGACAGCGTAAACAGATGTAGTCGGTTCATCTGACCCAAACCATCACTTTTTTATTGCAAGCCCCACACACCTTGATTTTACTTGCTTTCTCGGCAAAGAATGTCCAGAGGAACATGATTGGTTAAGCCCTTTGCGTGGATGCTTGTGAGGAGTATTCAACTTGTCCAAAAGAGAAAAGGGCTTAACTACGCCGCCTGTTATTTATACTTCTGTTTTTCACTGTTTTCCCTATGTTGTCTACTAATTATACTTACATTCCATAAAGGAATGTGGTATAATATCGGTATAATCAAGATAATTAAATAGACTACATTTTGATTGAGAAAGGAGAGCTACGATGGCTAAGATAATCCACATCGACTTCACACAGGAGGCTAAGCCCTCATCTGTCATCGACATTGCCACCGTCCAGCAGAGCTGCCGTAAGCTCAAGGCTGGCCTCATCGCCCCCGCTGCTGAAGAGGTACATACCGACCTTGCCGTCGAGCACTCCGCTGAGCCTATCAAGAGCATGGATGATATCATCCGCATCTCTCAGTTCCTGATTGGACAAAAGCGGTTCAGAGATAATATGCTGTTCATTGTTGGTATTAACTTTGGACTTCGTATCAGTGACCTCCGTGTACTTCGGTTCACTCACATCATCAATGATGATTGCACTTTCCGTGACCGTTTTCCTGTTCTGGAGAAGAAGACGAGAAACACCCGCAAGCGTCAGCGCAACCGCTATATCACCATCAACACAGCAGTTGTAGAAGCTGTGACCCTGTACCTTGAGAACACGCCCGGCGTTCACCTCAGCGACTATATGTTCCGCAGCCAGTCCAATAATGGAGTGAACGAAAACAAGCCTATCAGCAAACAGGCCGTTGACCTCATGCTTAAGGGTATCGCCAAAGACCTTGGCCTTGGTAATCGTATGGCTACCCACACACTGCGTAAGACCTTCGCCTATCATCAGATGGTGATGAGTGGTAACGACCCCCGCAAGCTCTTGCTCCTCCAGAAGATATTCGGCCACTCCACCGCCGCTCAGACTTTGGATTACATCGGTATTACCAGTGAAGAGATTGATGAAGCCTATCGGAACCTCAACCTCGGCAGCGTCAACCACAACTATCTGGTCGATAGTGACATTGGAGAAACTGAGATTTTGATGGCCTGATGACCATCTGCCGCACCTTGATAATCGCATATCGGATAAACAAGTTAGGACACACCGAGTGTCCTGGCCGTTTCGGAAAGTCCTTGTGCTGCAAGGATTTTCGATTCAAAGGTTATAAAGAAGGAGGAGTTTGAAAAAAGAGCTATTAAAAAAGCTACTCAAAGCAGGTTACAGGAGCTGCGTTGATAGCGACAGTATAACCAGTCGAGCGGCTTTTTTGTGTCCTAAAATTTTTTGGATGGTTTGGTTAATCAAAAATACGCAGAAAGGATGTGATGACACCACCAAATGAACCAGATAACTATTGTTGATGCCCGTATGGGCAGAGGTAAATCGTCGGCAGCTATTCGTTACATGAACCGGCACAAGGACAGCAAGCGGTTTTTGTACATCACCCCATATCTGGACGAGGTCGGGCGTATCTGCGAACGCTGCGACTTTGACCAGCCGGACAGTGACCACATGAGCAAGTCATCTGAGTTGAAGCTCCACCTTCGTCTTGGACATAATGTTTCCGCAACGCATTCACTGTTTTATCTGATGGATGATGAGGCACTGAAGCTAATTCGAGAGAAGCACTATTCTCTTATCGTAGATGAGAGCATCCAAGTGATAGAGAGGTTGAATATCACCGATAAGGATTTCGACCTGATTGTCACACAGCTCGCTGAAGTTTTAGAAGACGGATGCATCCAGTGGAAAGATGAGGAGTACACCGGGCGGTTCAGCGATTACAAGGAGATGGCAAACACCCGCTCACTATTCCGGCTGGACAATGCGCTGCTGAACATTCTCAACCCAGAACTACTTCGCTCATTTGATGAAGTGTTCATGCTGACCTATCTTTTCAATGGGCAGTACCAGAAAGCATACCTGGATTATTTCGGGTTTGACTACAGAGTAGTTGGCGTGGAGAGCGACGCCAATGGCTATCGATTCTCTGACAGGCCGGACGAACCGCCGCCCCTGGATTACCACGACCTGATACATATTGTGGACAGTCCCAAGCTCAATGCTGTTGGGGACAAGACTTATACCCTGTCCAAGTCATGGTACGACAAACGGGGGTATAACAACGCTGAGATTCGCACGCTGCGAAACGGCATGAAGAAGTTCTTTCAAAGTGTCCAAGGCGGTGGTCAGGATACACGACTGTGGACTTGCTACAAGAGTGATGTAAACAAACTGGTGGACAGCAAAACCGGAAGGTTCCGAAAGAACTTTTTACAGACCAGTGCCAGAGCGACCAATGAGTACAAAGACCGTACCGATGTGGCCTACATGGTCAACCGGTTTGCAGACCCCAACATCATGAAATTCTTCCATGCCCAGAATATTACTATTGATGCGGATGCCTTCGCACTGTCAGAGATGCTGCAGTGGATATGGAGAAGCGCCATTCGTGATGACCGCCCCATTAACCTATACATACCGAGCAAGCGCATGAGAGAGTTGCTCATAAATTGGATAGACACAACGAACGGAGGAAAGACGATTGCAGAATAGTTACCCTTATACATATGAAGATTCCGATGAGCTGTGGCTCAAGCAGGAGGAGATTCTTGGGAACCCGCTTGAAAACGAAGCGGAGCTGGAACGATACATAGAGCGCGAGCGGATGCGCTTTTACCGAGAATGGTTTCAATATACAGCCGAAGACTACGAGTAAGGATTTTATTTTTTCCTTATCATAGCAATTAAATATAATACAACTGTGAGGTGAGCAAGTCTGGCAAAACAGTTAGTATGTCAGAAGTATATCTTCAAACTGCATAGCAGCAGACTGCGAAAGGCTAAGTGGAAGCTGACGCTACCCATAGCGGAGGCGCGACGAAACGATGAGGTCATTTCGCTTGCAGACAGCCAGGTATTGCGCTGGCTGGATGAGCTGAACGGGATTACCGATGCTGAGGTCAGAGCGAAGGAAATCAAGATGGAAATTCGGCGTCTGCGCAAAGAGCAGAACAGTGTGCAGAACCGCCGCCGTATCAAGCAGCTTTATGCTCAGCTGGATACTATCCAGTTCAAGCCGGATTATCTGTGCGTAATCATCGACAAGGAAAAAGACTATCACCGTGCCTGCCGTGGATTCAGCATTAACGGCATCAAGTATCAGCGGCTCTTGGGGACGAACGGCGGCGTCAAGAATGAGACGATTGTCTTTGTCAGCGAACGACACGCAGATGAAATCCGCAGGCGTATCAACAATGGCCGCAATATGGAAAAGGCAATGGTGCCTGCCAAACTGGAAGCTTATAACGCATTGACTTGCAGCGCATCCATCCCCGTGTCTATGCCGCACGGTATTCTGGTGGTGAGCGATTGTGAAACGGAATTCTTGTCCGATATCATCTACCTGAACGATGAGGGCGACGGCGAGCCTGTGATGGAGGAGCGTAAGCAAACGACGGTGCAGCTTAAGGAGTCAGACGGATATGGCCTGATGCTTCCATCTCTGGCAAGGCGTTGGTCAGAGGAGCTTGAACTTGACTACCTTGTCAGCGGAGTGAACACCAGATTCTCATGGGAGAAGGGTATGGTATTTACCTTTGACTTTTTGGACTTCGCCGAGAATATCGCAGGGACTTACATTGTCAAGGACGCATGGGGCAACGATGTGGATGTGCGGAATGTGGAACTGATACTGACAACATCCATGCTGAAGCTGTGGGACGCCTATGACAGCTGCGATGACTATGTGCAGAACTGTCTCAGGAACGGCTATACCTTCGGAGTTGCGAAGACTTGTCCCAGAGAACTGGAAAGTGAAAGAACCTTGAATTACCAATTTATCCAGAGTTATGAATTGGATGATGCGGATATGGAGCAACTTATCAAGCCGACGATGGATGAGATAAAGGATGTGCTGTACGCAGATTGGGTAAAGACTGTTCTGTTTCTCAAAGGCGCAGGGCTGAATGAAGAGAATGTCGGCTGCATGGAAAATGACTTCATAAAGGCACTGATGATTGAACCACATATTCTCAACGACCCCTATGTGCAGAGCAGCGTCTACCAGATGATAAAGAACCGCATCAATGAGGCAAAGGTAGGTGTATTGAAGGTACACGGAAATTATTCCATCGTATCCGGCGACCCCTATTCTCTCTGCCAGCACATCTTTGCCATGCCGGTGACGGGACTGCTGAAAGCCGGTGAAATCTATAACCAGTACTGGTGCCGACAGGGCACGCAGAAGCTTGCCTGCTATCGAGCACCAATGACCTGCCACAATAACATTCGGCTGGTGTATCCGAATCACAGCGAAGCGGCTGCTTACTGGTATCAATATATGACGACCTGCACTATCTTCAATTCGTGGGACACTGCTGCCCATGCCCTGAATGGCATGGACAAAGATGGCGACCTTGTGATGCTGACCGATAACGATGTTCTCGTCCGCAACCTGAGAGAACTTCCTGCGCTGATGTGTGTGCAGCGTAATGCCAAAAAGAAAATCGTCACCGAGGCAGACTTCATTCAGGCGAATATCGACAGCTTCGGCGACGATATCGGAAAAACAACAAACTGGATTACCTCCATGTTTGATGTGCGGGCGCAATTCAAAAAGGGCAGCGAGGAATACGAAGTGCTTGATTATCGTATCAAGTGCGGGCAATTGTTCCAGCAGAATGCTATCGACAAGGCAAAAGGTATTATTGCCAAGCCCATGCCGAGAGAATGGCACGACCGCCACAGCGTCAACACCATTGACGAGCCTGTCAAGCGCCGCTTTTATCAGAAAATCGTAGCGGATAAGAAACCGTATTTCATGCGTATTATCTATCCTGCGCTGATGAAGCAGTACAATACATATATAAAAAACACCAATAAAAATGCCATGCGTGAATTCCAGATGACGGTAGATGAATTACTGGAGCTGCCGCCTGCGGAACTGAGTGACCGGCAGAAAGATTTCCTTCGCTACTACGAGTCCCGGATGCCCGTGGGTAATCACGACTGTGTGATGAACCGGATATGCCGCCGTTTCGAGCAAGAGTTTGATGGGTATCTCGGACGGCATGGCACCGAAACAGAGTTTGATTATACCGTCATGAAAAGTGGAACCGCCTATACCCGCTCACAGTACAACGCAATCTTGAAACTATATGAGAATTACAACCACCGGCTGCGCAGCTATGCTGTGTTTGCGAACTACGAACGGGTAGACGAGTATGACACCTTCTCAAAGATGATGGAAATGCGCACTGAGTTTGAGCAGGAGTGCAGCAAGATTTGCTCCAATCGGTTTGCCCTGTGTGACATTGTATTGGACATTTGTTACCGGAAGAGCTCGACCAAACGGTTTGCATGGGAGATGTGCGGAAATGAAATCATCTGCAATCTGCTGAACAAGCACGAAGGATTGATTTCTTATCCGACTATCGACCCCGCCGGAGAAATCGTGTTCTGCGGGAATCGCTTTACCCTGAGACAAAAAAGACTGGAGGAATTCAATGAGCATTGTTCTTAACGAATATGACTGGGCGGAGAGAATGTTGAACAACCACGAGCTTGGTCAGAAACCCGTGGAGACGCTTAACCGTATTTCGAGATACTACTATGCGAACCAGTACAGCAAAAAGGAGATTCGGCGATTGCTTGACTCCTTTATGCTGCAGTGTGACCCGTCCGTCTCGCTTGTCCAGTGGTCGGATATTCTGGACAAGCTGACAAAGAATGTCGCCAAGTTTCCATTGATTCGGTTGGACGGGGTTGACATCACCGAGAACGAACTGCGAAAGATTGAGTCGCTTGAAGGAAAACAGCTTAGGCGGTTGGCGTTCACGCTGTTGTGTGTTGCCAAGTACTGGGACGCCGCATCCGACAAGAACAATCACTGGGTCAACAGTTCCGATAAGGAAGTCATGCAGATGGCAAACATCAACACCTCTATCAAGAGGCAAAGCCTTATGTTTGCAGAGCTGCGCAGTGCTGGCTTTATTCGGTTTTCCAAAAAGATTGACAACCTGAATGTGCAGGTGTGTTTTATGGAGAACGGTAAAACAGCGATACATATTCAGGACTTCCGCAACCTTGGCTATCAGTACATGAAGCATTATGGTGGGCAGTACTTTGAGTGCGAGAACTGTGGTCTGACGGTAAAGGTGCAGGAGCCCGCCAAAGGCCGTCCGCAAAAGTATTGTCCCAACTGTGCTGTGGAACTCCACACAAGACAGATTGTAAATTCAGTAATGCGCCGAAGACAGGCTCTGAAAAACTGAATCTGTTTACAAAAACTACCCCCGTCAAACCGTTGTGCCACAAGGTAAAAGGGCGTGTTTGATGGGGTGTTGTAATGAATGATAAAAGCAAATCTATAAAATAAAAATTTGAAGCAAAGGATGATAGTTCAGTGATTGCAATTACTTTATCAGAAAAAGAGGCCATTCGTGAGAAGTTCCCCCGTGTTCACATTGTGCGCACGATGAAGAGCGACTCAAAACGGCATCATTATTATATGGTTGAGGAGGGCGCCCCCATGAGACTGCTGCGCGGCCTGCGTGGGCAGGAGCGTCCTCGTGACAAACGAAAGGGAGTGTAAGCCATAGGCACCAATACAGCAAGCTATAAAGAAATGCGCAACATCGTTATGGGAAAGCTGGTTGACCACACCATAGACGATGAGTACGAGGACTTGAGCGAGCGTCTGTTTGGTGAGGGCAACTGCTTCAACTCCAGTGAAGTCCGGAAGAGGATGTACGGGATGCGTACCATCATCGAAGCTATTGAGCGTGACGGCGAGGGCGCCGTATGCGATGAAGAGCAGCTGTCTGCACTGGAGGCCAGACGCATTGAACTGCTCAAGGAGCGACAGAAGTTCTTTGACCAGAGAAATGCATTCAACAAACTAATTCGTGAGCGTTCCCGACAGGAGGAACTTAACGAGATTCTTGTGGAGGCAGTCAGGAGCGGAAACTTACCTCGTCTTGCCTATGAGCCGTGCCACATCGAGCCGTCCGACAATGACCTGTTGGTCAGTCTCAACGACATCCATTACGGTGCGGATGTGGACAACCATTGGAATACATACAACTCAGATGTGTGCAGAGAGATGATGTGCCGATATCTGGACAGGGTCGTTGCTATTGGTGAGACTCACGGCAGCGAGAATTGTATTGTCTGGTCAAACGGCGACGCTATCAGCGGCAACATTCACCAGTCTATTGCTGTCACCAACAAAGAGAATGTGATTGAGCAAATCAAGGGTGTTTCAGAATTGATTGCAGAGTTCATTGCCGAACTGAGCAAGCATTTCAAGTCTGTGGTGTTTGTCAGTGTGGCGGGCAATCACAGCCGCATTACGCCCAACAAGGATGACGCTTTGCTCAGTGAGCGTTTAGACGACTTGGTCGAGTGGTATCTCGGCGCACGATTGCAGAACTTTGAGAATGTAACGATTGGTGCAGCGGAAGGAAACTCCGTCAAAATCGACAGCACCATGTATCTTATCAATATCCGTGGCAAGACATACTGTGGCGTCCACGGAGATTTTGATGGTTCCGCCAGCAAAGTGCAGGCATTGCAGACAATGGCAAGAACTCCGCTGTACGCCGTGTTGTCCGGGCACTTGCACCATAACAAGATTGATGAAGTGCAAGGCGTCAAGACCATCATGGCGGGAAGCTTTCTCGGAATGGATGATTACTGCGTACAGAAACGAATTTACGGGAAAGCAGAGCAGATGGTATGTATCTGCGATGCAGAGGGAGTTCGCTGTTCTTACGGCGTCCCACTTCAATAAACAACCCGCGAGGGCTGTCCGCAATGGGCAGCCCTCTTCTGATTTCATCGAGACTTTGGTTACACCACCTATTCCGTTTCTGGAGAAGGAACGCAGTACGCATATTACAAGGCAGGCAACTCGAAGGTGAAGAACAAAGGTGGCTCCGCTTACGGCTGGTGGGAGCGTTCTCCTTTTTCTGGCGGCAGCCGTGGTTTCTGTCATGTCTACAGCGACGGCTCCGCCAGCTATTACTCCGCCTCCGACAGTATTGGCGTCGCTTTCGGCTTCTGCGTCTAACCTCTCCACCCCGCCGCATTTGCTTTGACGCAGAATATAAGTTTTTACACGGGGTCGTGGTCAAGCGGCTAAGACACCGCCCTTTCACGGCGGTAACGATGGGTTCGATTCCCTCCGACCTCACCATACTTTGGGAGAGTGGTAGAGCGGTCAATTACAGCAGACTGTAAATCTGCCGCCTTCGGGCTGCGTTGGTTCAAATCCAACCTCTCCCACCATATTGCGGGCAGGACAAGCGGTTAAGTCGCAGGTCTCATAAACCTTGAGGAATCGGTTCAACTCCGATGCCCGCAACCAGTTTTTAATTCAATAGAAAGCGAGGTGGCTTGTATGCCCCGAAAAACAAAGCAAAACGAAATCACAAGCCCTGAGCTTTTAAGTCAGGTCAACCCGGAAAACATCCGTCTAAAGCATGATTTTATTGCCTATCTGCAGTCAGTGCAGCGCAGCCCTAAGACGATTGCGGGCTATGCAAATGACCTGGACATCTTCTGGGTTTGGAATTTGCAGAACAATGGGAATAAGTTTTTCCCGAAAATCTCCAAGCGTGATTATGCTGCATATCAGCATTGGCTCATCAATGAGAACGGCAATTCTCCCGCTCGTGTGCGGCGATTGAAGTCTGCGATTTCCTCGCTCTCCAATTATGTGGAGAACATCTTGGATGATGAAGATGAGTTTAAGGGGTTCCGTTCTACCGTAAGAAAGATAGAGAACCCTGCTATGCAACAGGTGCGAAAGAAAACGGTGTGGAGCGACGAAGCTCTGGACAAGCTTCTTGATGACCTGCTTGCCTCCGGGCAAAACAAAAAAGCCTGTGCCGTGGCTCTCGCTATGTGCAGCGGGCGACGCAAGGCAGAGCTTTGCCGATTCCGGGTTGACGATTTCAAAGATGACAACCTTGTATGCGGCGGGGCGTTGTACAAGACCAGTGAACCGATTCAGACAAAAGGGTTCGGCCTGGGCAAATACATTTACTGCTACACGCTGGCAAAAAAGTTCAAACCATATTTTGATGCATGGATGCGTGAACGGACGGAACTTGGTATTGAAAGTGAGTGGCTGTTTCCTGCTGGAACGACAAGTGAACAAATGAGTGAGACAACGCTCAACAGCTGGGCGAACACCTTTAGCAGGATGACAGGTGAAGATTTTTACTGGCACAGTCTGCGGCATTACTTTACAACGCACCTTTCCAAGCTCGGTTTGCCAGACAATATCATTCAAGACATCATCGGGTGGGAATCCGCTGACATGGTTCGCGTTTATAAAGACCTGAGCGCAGAGGAACAGATTTCGCAGTACTTTGACGAGAATGGTGATATTCGGTCTGACGCACAGAAGTCACTGTCAGACCTGTAACGGAAAGGAAGGCAAGGATGGATATTAAAAGGGTCGATTTAATCCAGCAGCTTGTGGACAGGCATGGCTACACGAAGAAGGCCGCCACAAGCATTGTTGATGATTTTACCAATCTTATTTTGGAAAATCTCGAAGAGGGCAATACAATTTCAATTCACAACTTCGGTTGTTTCGATATTTTGGAACGCAAGGCGCGAAGCTGTCCGAACCCACAGACCGGGGAGAAGGTCGATGTCCCTGCGCACTGGATTCCTCGCTTTTACCCTGGCAACAAAATGCGTATGGCCGTTAAGCTGTGGGAGGGAAATCATAAAAGGGGGCGGATGTAAATGGCAGACACCCCGAGACGCAGAAAGCTTGAAAAGACGACAGATGACTCAATGCTACTACAAACTTCTCAGAAGTTTTACTGCTGCAGATGCGGTACATCGTATAGCCGCAAGAAAGGGTATTTCCCTGTTAGCCACAGTCTGATGTACCGAGGCTCCGGCTATCTACCTATCTGCAACGACTGTGTGGAGGATATGTATGAACAGTACAGAGCCTCCATCGGTGATGACAAAGAGGCTATGCGCCGGATGTGCATGAAGCTTGACCTATATTGGAATGAAGACATTTACAACATGGTGGAGCGCACCGTAGGCGTTAATTCTCGTATTCGTAATTATATCGGGAAGACCAATCTGATTCGATATATTGACAAGACTTTTGACGATACTATCGCAGAGGGCAATGCATTGGATTGCCAGCGCTCTGGCGTCATCTACCAAGAGCACCCCCAATCATTGGATGAAACCGAAGAGACACCAGTTGACCAGAAGATTATAGATTTCTGGGGTGCGGGATTTACATCTGATTTTTATGTAGAGCTTGAGCGGCGCTACCAGGACTGGACAAACGGCGTTCCTGTTGTGGAACCGAGCGAACGGTCTTTATATAAACAGATTTGCATTTTGGAAGCGACAATCAGTCGTGACAGTGCGCAGGGTAAAGCAATTGACAAGAATGTCAATGCACTCAATACGCTGCTTGGCAGTATGAACTTGAAGCCCGCGCAGAAAAAAGAAGGCGCAGATGCGGCGGTCGATGGGACGCCGTTCGGCGTGTGGATTCGGAAGTGGGAAAACACAAAGCCCATTCCAGAACCAGACCCGGAACTGAAGGATGTGGACGGAATCGTTCGCTACATCACGATTTGGTTCCTGGGACATCTTTGCAAAATGCTTGGCATTAAGAATACATACTGCAAGTTGTATGAAGATGAAATTGCCAAGATGCGTATTGAACGCCCTGAATACGAGGATGAAGATGATGAAACAATGTTCAACGACATCTTCAGCTCGGACAAAGCGAGTATCGCTGAGTGACACGACAAGAGCGCATTATGAGCGGCGCCGCCGTATGGTGCGCCTATTATCGAGCGAACCCCCATCGGTTTGCGAAGGACTACCTGCATCTGGACTTGCATCTTTTTCAGAAGATATTGCTGGTGATGATGAATGTCTCCACGACATTTGTTTTTATTGCAAGTCGAGGTCTGGGTAAAACATTCTTATCGGCAATCTTCTGCTGTATCCGTTGTATCTTGTACCCCGGCACAAAGATATGCATCGCCTCCGGCACACGGGGTCAGAGTATCAATGTGCTTGAAAAAATACAAACGGAATTGCGGCCATGCTCGCCGGAGCTGTGTAATGAGATTGACGATAAGCAGACCAAGATAAATGCAACCAATGCGCAGATTGTATTTAAGAACGGTTCATTTATTAAGGTCGTTACCGCCAGTGATAATGCACGAGGCAATCGTGCCAACATTCTGCTGATTGATGAGTATCGCATGGTATCCAAGGATATTATCGATACGATTCTCCGTAAGTTCCTGACGAACCCGAGACTTCCCGGATATCTGAACAATCCAGCCTATAAGCACTTGGCGGAGCGTAACAAGACACTATATCTTTCTTCTGCCTACTTCAAAGACCATTGGTCTTATACCAAAGCTGAGGACAACTGTCGGTTTATGCTGGACGATAAGCGAAAAGACTTCGTGTGTGGATTCCCGTATCAGCTGGCAATTCAAGAGGGGCTACTGATCAAAGAGGATGTGGCAGACCAAATGGCAGAGTCCGACTTCAGTGAAGTGAAATGGAGTATGGAGATGGATGCCCTTTGGTTTGGCGACACGGACGGTTCGTTCTTTGAGTTCAACTCCATCTCGAAGAACAGGCGCATTAAATATCCCATGCTGCCGGAGCGCGTTTCTGTCCTCCTTGGTAACAACAAAATCAAAATCCAGCCAAAGCAGCTTGGTGAAAAGCGAATCTTGTCTGCGGATATTGCGTTGATGTCCAGCAAAAAGCATAACAACGACGCAACGGCTGTGTTCATCAACCAGATGCTTCCAACCAAGTCTGGAAGGTACACAAGCAATATCATTTATGGGGACTCTTCAGAGGGGCTTCATACAGAAGACCAAGCTTTGGTCATCCGCAAGCTTTATGACGAGTTCGATTGTGACTATATCGTGCTGGACTGCACCGGGCTTGGCCTCGGCGTGTATGACGCTTTGGTTCGAGATATGGTTGACCCGGAAAGCGGCGAAATCTATCCTGCGCTGTCCTGTTGCAATAATCAGGAGATGGCGGACAGATGCACGGTAAAGGGTGCAGATAAAGTAATTTGGGCAATCAAGGGCACTCCTGCGCTGAACTCTGAATGTGCTGTCCTGCTGCGTGAGGGCTTCCGAAGCGGTAAGATACGCCTTCTCGTTACGGAGTATGAGGCGGAAAATATCCTGTCTGAAATCAGAGGATATGCCAGCCTTTCACCGGCTGAGAAGGTCAAGCTACAAATGCCGTACATTCACACAACTTTGTTGGTTGACGAGCTTGTCAAACTACAGCATGACGAGTCTGGCGGGCGGGTAAAGGTTTTTGAACGGGCGGGTATGCGGAAAGACCGCTATTCCAGCCTTAGCTATAACTACTATGTGGCGGCGCAGCTTGAGAGTAAGCTTATCCGCACAAAGGCGGCAGAGTTTAACTCCAGCGATATCTTCATGTTTAAGCCGCCCAAAATAAAATAGAAAGGTGGTGATACCTGAGTGAGCAGTTCTGAAAACGGCAAGTCTACCAATATGGAGGGCATGATTGGTATCTCCAGAAAGTTCGCCCTACTCAATCACTTGATTACAAGGGATTTGAACAACAACACCAATGCGCCTACATTTTCTCTATATAAGAAAGACGACATTGCTACATATCTGACAGACCCGTACCGATACGAGAAGCAGCTTCGCAAGGCAGTTACTTATATCTACGGGGCAAGCTCTCATTTCCGCAGGCTCATCCAGTATTTCACTGGCCTTTCCGATTTTGCGTATGTCGTCTCTCCGTACCATATTGACCCCAAGGCTGTTAATATGAAATCGGTCAACCGCAATTACAGAAAGGTTTTGAATACCATGTCTGCAATGAATGTGCGGTCGCAGTTTCCCAAAATACTGACGGTGTGTCTGCGCGAGGACACTTTTTATGGGACACTGTGGGTCACAAGCGACAGCATTACCATCCAGCAGCTTCCGGCTGATTACTGCGCCATCTCGACCATTGAGGGGAATGTGTTGAATGTGACATTCGATTTTTCTTATTTTGATGGTCACTCACAGTATCTGGAGTTCTATCCGACAGAGTTCCAGACAAAGTACAAGGTTTATCAGAAGAACAGGCAGAAAAAGTGGCAGGAGCTGGATTCCCCGACATCCTTCGCTATCAAGTGTAACAACGATATTCTGGATTATGCCATTCCCCCGTTTGCAGGTATTTTGCGGGAGGTGTATGACCTCGAAGATTATAAGCAGCTAAAGCTCACCAAGACCACACTTGAGAACTATGCCATGCTGGTTATGACGCTTGGCATCAATGCAGACGGCGAATGGCAGATGGATTTGGACAAGGCCAAAGAGTTTTGGCGCAATCTGGATTCCGTACTGCCGGAGGAAATAGGCAGCGTTCTCTCCCCCATGCCTATCAACAAGATAAGCTTTGAGAAGTCCAACACCGGCGATACGAATACCATATCTGACGCTGAACAGAATCTCTTTACAGCGGCTGGTGTATCTTCGCTCCTGTTCAACAATGACAAGGCGTCCGCAAATGCGTTGCTGCTTTCTATTAAGGCAGACCAAGCGGTTACCTTTGGCATTGTAAAAAGCATTGAGGATATGGTTAACCGCTTCATTCAGTATCAGGGGTACGGAAAGAATTTCAAAATCACATTCCTTGATTGCAGTCCTTTCAACAGAAAAGAGCTGGGAGATATGTATCTCAAAGCGTGTCAGTATGGTCTTCCTTTTATTTCCATGTATGCGGCATCGCAGGGGTTGTCTCAGAGTGAAGTTGATTGCATGAGTTTCCTTGAAAATGATGTGCTCGGTCTTGCTGAACGGTTTAAGCCGCTGCAGAGTTCTTCTACGCAGAGTTCTTCTGCAAGCACTGCAGCAACCGATGAGGGGGGCGCTCCGCAGAAGGATACGGGTGACCTGACCGACTCCGGTGAGCAGTCCAGAGAAGACTCTGACGACTGGGGCTAATCGGAGGTATGTATATGGAGAATTTCATTTATGTGTTTGATGAGAATGCTCGTGACCAGTTGCTGTCCAGAGGGTGTGAAATGCTGGGGCAAAATAACGAGAAACATATCTTTGTGTTTTTGAATACAGGCAATCTGAATTTTGAAGACGAGGATATTCGATATGTACTGTCAGACACGCTGACATTCTGACCCACGCTTGCACAAAGCGTGGATTTATTTTATCCAAAGGTGGTGAACTGTGATATGGGCGAGAGAAACATGAGCATCGTGTTCTCTTCCGGGATACGCAATCTTGTTGAGCGCAATTCATCTTTTGACAGCGGCGTTCTCCGTGTAGCGTACACCGGGAAAAACCGCAATAACAGCTTCATCAGCAAGGAAACCTTTGAACGATGTATGCCGAGTATCTATAACTGTCCTATTGTGTGCAACTACGACAGGGAATCAGATACCATCGGGTCACATGATATGGAGCTTGTCTCTGACGATAATGGAATGCGGATTGTGAATATCACGCAGCCGGTAGGCGTGATTCCTGAAAGCGCAAAGTATTGGTGGGAGGAAATTGAAGATGACTCCGGCCTGCATGAATACCTCTGCGTGGATGCGCTTATCTGGAAGCGGCAGGAAGCATACCGCAAAATCAAAGATGACGGCATCACGGATGAGTCTATGGAGATTACCGTGAAAGAGGGCGGAATGGTCGATGGCGTATATGTTATTGACCGATTTGAGTTTACCGCCTTTTGCCTCTTGGGTACGGCAAAGCCGTGCTATGAATCAGCATCGTTGGAGATGTTCTCATGTGATGATTTCAAACAGCAGCTTGCAATGATGATGCGAGAATTCAAGGATTCGTTTACTACAGCACAACCCTCGCAAGAGGTTGGCATACACCCACAAAATTATTCGGAAGGAGGAGAAGAGGTATTGGAACAGAAAGTTGCACTGATGGCAGAATTCGGCCTGACTGCCGATATGCTTGACTTCAACATTGAGGAGTTTTCCGTGGAAGAGCTTCGGGCTAAGTTTGAAGAGTTGAAACCCGCCACCGCTGCTCCCGCAGCAGAACCCGAGAAAGGTACTGAAAACTTTGCCCTGGAAAGCCAGTTCCGTCAGGAGCTGTTTGGCGCTCTGGAGGCAGAAAAGGTTGAGACCTGCTGGGGCATGGATTCTCACTATTGGTTCTGGGACTATGACCGGGATGCGTCCGAAGTGTACGCAACCGATGTCACGGACTGGAATCTTTACGGTTTCCCTTACTCAATGGATGGCGACCATGTGGTCATTGATTTTGCCGGTAAGAAACGCATGAAGCTTGCACTTGTCCCGTTTGATGAGGGCGGGCAAGCTGACCCCATCAGCGGTATGTTTGCAAAGGTTGCTGAGAAGTACACCGCAAACGATACCCAGTGGGCGGAGAAGTACCAGACCGCCTCCGACACGATTTCGTCTATGGAGAACGAGCTTGGCACTTTGCGCCAGTTTAAGACAGACACCGAGAACGCCATTGCCAAGGGCGAGCGGGATGAAGTCTTCGCTCAGTTTGAAGACTTGGTCGGCGTCGAGGCATTTGAAAATCTGCGTGAGCACTGCATGGACTACACGGCAGATGTTTTGGAGGAAAAATGCTACGCAATCCGTGGCAGAAGCGGCGTGACCGCAAAGTTCTCTTATGAACCCAAAACCCCCAAACTGCCCATCCAGCGAGCAGAACCGACGCAGGAGCCTTATGGCGGTGCGTTTGCTGAGTATGGCTTTTCTAAGCCCAGTCAGCACAATTAAATAAACAACAAGGAGGAGTCGATTATGGCTTATACAGTTATCCGTACCGATTTGATGAGCGGTACCAAACAGCCTGCTGACCTCGTTTCTCTGCGCTTTTATGGTGCGGACGGTCAGCCCGCCGAGGTTGAAAACGGCGTTATCGTCAAGCTTCAGGGATATGAAGATGGTGAGCGCGAGGTGATGAAGGCTGTCGCCGCTACTGCGGACGATGACCTGAATGAGTGCGCTATCGTTGCTGGCGTTGAGGTTATGTACGATGAGCGCAAGAAGAATCTCGATGAGTATATCAACGAGGCCGGTAAAGCAGTGCGTGGTTATATCCCCCGCAGCCGCAACATTTTCTCCGTGACCAAAGAGGGTTTTGTGGGCGGTACTGCTCCCACCAAGGGCGCCAAGGTCGGCATTGGTACTGGTGGCAAGATTGATGCTGCTGGTACTGGTTTCGGCACCTGCGTGGATGTCGAGGCAGCCGGTCGTTACACCTACTATGCCATTAAGATTGGCAAAACTGAAACCACTGCGGCATCTACCCCCAGTGTTGGCGGTTAATTTGAAGGGAGGAGAATAACTATGGCTGAAATGAAAGATATCATCAAGATTGCCGTCGATGCCTATCACGGCAATGTTGAGCAGTATTCCGTTGGTCAGTCTATGGAGCTTTTGCAGAAGGCTCTGATTGAGGCCAATGGCGGCAGCACAACTCTGAATTACAAAAATATTCGTGACGGCAAGTGCAGTGGTCTGTTTACCCTGATTGAGGAAGTCCTCAGCCGCACCGTTGTTGAGGGTCTGCAGGGCGATGAATATTTCAACGCACTGGTTGATTTCCGCAATGTCGCTGAGGGTGACAAGAACATCTTTGAAGTGGAGGACAGCACCCTGTTCATCGTATCCGAGGCAGCGGACGGCACTCAGGGCATCCGTCGTCAGCGTCTTGGCGGCTTCAGCGAAGTGTCTATTCCCACTTCACTGAAGGTTGTGAAGATTTACGAAGAACTCAACCGTGTGCTTTCCGGTCGTGTTGACTTTAACCACTTTATTAACAAGGTGGCTGAGTCCTTCCGTCAGAAGTTGCTCAACGATGTGTATGCTCTGTGGAGCAATGCATCTGCACAGGACTTCGGTGGCGTGACCTACTTCCCCGCCGCTGGTGCATACGATGAGGACGAACTGCTCGACCTGATTGCTCATGTTGAGGCTGCTGCCGGTGGCAAGGCTGCTACTATTATCGGCACTAAGAAGGCAATCCGCAATCTGGATGTCACTCCTCTGGGTGACAAAGCGAAGGAAGACCTGTACAACATGGGCTACGCCGGTAAGTTCTATGGCACTCCTGTCGTTGTGGCTCCCCAGCGTCATAAGGTCGGCTCTACCGACTTCGTGCTGGCAGACGATATGCTGACCATTATCGCCGGTGACGACAAGCCCATCAAGTGCGTGTACGAAGGTGACCCCATTGTTATCATGGGCGAGCCTACCGCCAACGGTGACCTGACGCAGGAATACCTGTATGGCGAGAAGTACGGCATGGGCATCGTCCTTGCTGGCGGCAACGCCGGTATTGGCCGTTACGAAATCGCCTAACGGATAGACAACAGACAAAAGCGGGGCTCCTTGCGAGCCCCGCATTATGTATGAAAGGGAGATGTTATGTCTAACGAAACAGTAAGCAAGCCCAGAACACGCCGCAGCCCGGCAGAGGGCACAAGCACCGCCGCAGAGCGGCCTGCTGCGGAAGTCTCCGAAACCACAAAAAAGCCTGTGGTTCCGAAGGAGATTGACCCCAATCAGATTATCACTGTTCGCAACGGCTTTCAGGGACGGCTTGTTTATAAGAGCAAGCGCACCGGCGAGCGTTGGAGCTGGGAGTCTTTTGGAGCAGAGCAGGATATGGAGCTGAGCGAATTGAAAAACGCAAGGAACTCCAACAAGAAATATTTCATCAACAACTGGTTCATGTTTGATGAGGACTGGGTTATCGACTATCTCGGTATGAGACAGTATTACAAGAACTCTTTGAACATTCAGGATTTCGACCAGTTGTTCAAGAAACCCGTTGGCGAGATTGAGGATATTATTTCCAAGCTCTCGGAGGGACAGCGGAAGTCTGTGGCGTATCGCGCCAAGCAGCTTATCGCAGAGGAGGAAATCGATTCAAACCGGGTGATTAACACATTGGAGAAATGTCTTGGTGTTGAGCTGGTGGAACGATAAAGGAGCGTGACGGTGAATGAGTGTTTCTTATGATGTGTTCACAGGTGCGTTCCTCTCTAAAGTATCAGAATTTGATTTCGTCAATATGCGTGTATTTGAGCGCAACTCTTTGATTGACGGTTACATGAAGCGAGCCATTGCAGCTTTCAGAAAAATCTGCAAGTACGACTTCTCGACTACCGGCGATGATGTTATCCGTGAGTTTGATATCGATATTGCCGACGGAGATTTGGATGAGCTGGCAGATATTATTTCCGAGGGTATGCTGGTACAGTGGATGAAACCTTTTACATACAGGCAGGAAAGTCTTGAGAGCGTCCTGAACACAAGAGACTTTACCACCTATTCCCCCGCCGAACTGCTGATGCGGATTGGAAACGCATACAAAGCAGCTCAAAAGGATTTTACGAATATGATGAGGGAGTATTCGTACAACCACGGGGATTTGACGGACTTGCATATATGATGATTCAGACCACGGTGGGCGTGCCGATGGACGCCACGATGCTGAATAACTATTTCCGCGCCCTCGTAAATCTTTTCTTTAAGATTCTTCCTATTAAGGAAAGCGGAGAAAGTTCATTGGAAGTTTATATGAGAAGTCTCCAGGCGGAACTGCTTGGGTGTAAGGAGCTTATCGAAGCAATTCACGACGACCCGCTTCTTCTGTCATTGATTGCAATTTTGCAATACCTGATTGATACGCCCGAATGCGAAGTAAGCGTTGTAAAGCGAGAGGTGTTTCGCGCCATTTCGATTTGCAACAAGCTGAAAGCGAGGTATGCCGTACAGCAGGAGGTGTCATAATGAATCCCTGGAGTACTTATCAGGCCAGAATGGCGGCAAACGGCACAAATAAAAGGGACGCCGTAAAGCGTAGAGAGTGTGCCTTTTTGCACACAAAGCTTCCTTCAAGTCTGTCCTACCACAAGCTGACTATAGATGGGCAGCCACGCGAGTTAGCAGTTATCAATTCGGACAATCTAAATATGAAAACACTGTGTACAATGCCGGGAGAAGATTTGCCGCACGGCGGCCTTGTGCATTGGATGGACAATTATTGGCTTATCACAGAAAAGGATGCCAACAGCGAACTGTACGCCAAAGGCACTATGCAGCAGTGTAATTATCTGTTGCGTTGGGTAGCGGCTGATGGAACGATTGTTGAGCGATGGTGTATCATCACAGACGGAACAAAATACCTGACCGGTGAATACGGCGACAACGAATACATTGTCGTTCGTGGTGACTCCAGAGTGTCCATGACGATTGCAAAGGATGAGTACTCCATTCAGTTGAACCGCGAAAGCAGATTCTTGATTGATGACTATGACTCTCATAATGTTCTCGCCTATCGTCTGACAAAGCCGTTTAAGCTTGGCGGAAGCTTCAATGGAACCGGCGTTCTGAATTATGTTCTGACAGAATGTAATACCGAGGACACCGATAACTTTGAACTGCACATTGCCAACTACTACAAGTACTTCCCGAGAGAAGGGCAGGAAGGTACGCCTGATGAGCCCGGCAAAGATGGCGAAGAAACACCGGGCGGTGACACTCCCGGCGGAAAGAAGGTGTGGTTCTGATGCAGCTTGAAGAGTTCTATGACTATAAGAACCAACTGATGGATGACCTGCTGACAAATGCAGAAATCATTCGCCTTTTGGACGACAACTACAAGGACAGCGACCAACCGGAGAGGTTTGTATATTCACAGGTATTTCCCTTTGAATATGTACCGGACACCATTGAGCATGGTCAGACCTTTATCTGCTGTGATGTGGATGTACAAAAGTCGCTGAATAAAACCTTTTTAATTCCCGTTCTGTATGTTTGGGTCTTTACCCATAAAAGCAAGATGAAGCTGCCAAAGGGTGGCGTCAGAGTGGACAGGCTGTGTTCTGAAATTGCCAAAGCGGTAAACGGAAGCAGGTACTACGGGCTTGGCGAGATGGATTTATACGCAGTAAAAAGGTTCGCTCCGGTGACGGATTATCAGGGAAAGGTCATGACATTCCAGGCAAAGGATTTCAACCGGGTATCGCCCACGGGCAAGCCCGTTCCATCCAACAGGAAGACCGGATAAATGCGCACAAGAAATATGCTTTATCGGCGTGAGTACGACATCAATGATGCTATTCACATCAAGATTCCAACGGTTGGAGAAATCCTGGAATGTGAAGATGGGTACTACAGCATTGTGGCGATGCTGACGGCTATGCCGATTGATATGATGGTTCAGCTTGATGATATCGGAATCGACTTTACCACCATTGATGAATATGACCTTTTCCTTCTTTTGGTCGGCACCCTGAAAGAACAAGATACCTCTCTTGTTTTTGCAGACCTTGATTTGAAACGATTCCAAGCTGCCGTAAACGAGCAGAACGGGAACATCGTGTTGGTCGATGAAAGTTCAGGGGTAGTTATCGACCGAGCCATTCACGCACAGATTGCCGGTGCGCTCAGGAAAATTCACCATCTTGAGAAGGATAATCGCAAACCAGCCAACGGTGAAGCCAAAGAATACATGATTGAACGCGCACGCAAAAAAATGCGCAGACAGCGCAACCGAGAAAACGCTTCTCAACTTGAGGAGTTGATTGTTGCGCTCGTCAATACAGAACAGTACCACTATGGATTTGAGGGGACACGAGAACTTTCAATCTATCAGTTCAACGAAAGCGTGCGACAGATTATCAAGAAAATCGACTATGACAACAAGATGCACGGCATCTATGCTGGCACAGTCAGCGCAAAAGACCTAAGCCAAGACGATTGGAATTGGCTAACCCATAAATAGGAGGAATGTCTATATGAATATCAATGATATCACTATCACCAGCCTTGAGACCATCAATGCTTTTGATATCGTGACAGGCGCCTACAAGTTCACTCTGGATGAGCTGCAGAATGCGACCATTGCACAGACTCAGGAGAAGACCGATATTACCGGTAAGCAGGGTCGCAAGCTGAACTCTCTGAAGAAGAACAAGGCTGTTACCGTCAGCGGCACCAATGGTCTTGTGTCCGGTGGTCTGCTCGAACTGCAGGTTGGCAGCGAGTTCGAGAATAAGAAGACCACTGTGAAGTGGACGGATTATCTTACCGTTACCGGTAATGCGGCTGCCACACAGTACAAGGCCGTCGGTACGACCGGCAACGAGATTGAGTCTGTTTATGTCAAGAACGCTAACGGCACTCTTGGCAAGACGCTGACTCAGGGCGCCGAAGTTGCCGAGGGCGTGTTCACCTACAATCCCACCAGCAAGGCGCTTGCCTTCAACGAGGGCGAGATTGCCGATGGCACTGAAATTGTCGTGTTCTATATGCGTCAGATTCAGGCCGATGTTCTGGAGAACCTGAGCGACCACTACTCTGGCAAGTGTGCTCTGTACATTGACGCTTTCGCCGAGGATAAGTGCGCCAATGTGTTCCGTATTCAGTTCTATATCCCCAAGGCTGACTTCAACGGCGAGTTCAGCTTCGAGATGGGCGATAACCAGACTGTTCATGCTTTTGAGGCAGAATCTCTGTCTGGCGCCTGCGGCACCAGCGGCGCCCTGTGGACTTATACCATCTTCGGTGCAAACGCTGAGGATGTTGCCTAAGAAAGTTGGTGACACAGATGGCTTCTGCGGTCAAAAAATGCCGGGTATGCGGTAAGGAATATGAAGCCTGCCGTAGTGCCAATCGAGCTGCAGGTGTATTTCGCTGGCAGGAAGTAGCTTGTTCGCCTGAGTGCGGTGCAATCTATCTGCAAAAGATTAACGAATCTCGTGGGATTGTTAATCCGCAGAAGAAGACCAAGCGCAAGAAGTGCGCAGAGCCTGTCATTGAACAGGTGGTTGTTAATGCTGAGCTTATCGGCGAGAAACCTGTGGAAGAGGAATAAGTAACCGGGAGGGTGGAGTAATCCGCCCTCCCTTTTTCTATTAGGAGAGATATGGCGAGAACAAAATTCAATGTTGACAAAGACAAAGACAAACGAACATTCGCAGGAATTGTGTTCGACAGTCAGCTTGAGATGAAATATTTTCGTGATGTGCTTTGTCCCAGAGTGGAAAGCGGTGATGTGGTTCATTTTGAACTACAGAAAAAATATGAACTGCAACCAAAGTTCACACACGATGGAAAGACGGTGTTACCGATTACCTATGTGGCAGATTTCTACATAGAGTATGCCGACGGACATACAGAGGTGATTGATACCAAGGGTTGCCCGGACAGCGTTGCTAAAATTAAGCGAAAAATGTTCTGGCACAATTATCCAGATGTGCGCTATCGATGGATTACCTATGTAAAAAAATGGGGCGGCTGGCTGGACTATGAGGCCGTACAGACTTTGCGCAAAGAACAAAAGCGCAATAAGAACAAAAAGGAGGACGCAGACAATGGCTGATAAAGAGAAGAAGATTTCGATTGCATCTTTTGATAAGGTGTTGAAGGAGCAGGCTGTTCCGAATACTACAGAACACTGGTTTGGTAACGAGGTCGTTATCAAGCATACGATTTCGATTGCACAGATGCTGGCATTTGTGGACAATGTTGTGTCCAGTTGCTTTCATGATGAGGGGTATATGCCGGAGGTCAAAGACCTGCTGATTAAAAGTAACCTCTTGACCCGATATGCAAACTTCACGCTCCCCGAGAATCTGGAGCATCGATACACGCTTATTTACAATACGGACGCTGTAGCAATGGTGAGCAAGCATATCAGCTCTGCCCAGTTTGATGAAATTCTTCGGGCGATTGATGAGAAAATCGACTACATCTGCAACACCAATATCATGGCGATTGAGAAGCAGATGCAGCAGCTTGCGGCATCTTTTGAGGATGTTTCCAAAAAGACCTCAGAGATGTTTGCCGGGGTAAACGGTAGTGATGTTGCGAAACTGATTGGTGCTATTGATAAAGGCGGCGTAGATGAGCAGAAACTCGTTCAAGCCTTCCTTGAGCAAAGAGAGGACTATAAGGAATGAGCTTGTCAAGCAAGCTGAATGCATGGATTAAGTCTCCACAGGGACAGGCTCGTTTGCAGGAGAAGATGGCGGAATACACCAGAGATGGTGTGGAAAGAACCGCAGCCGGAGATTCTATCGTCCCAGAGAAGCGTATCTGGGAAGCTGCTGCAAAGTTCATACAGGTTCTTCAGATGACGGCTAAAAGCTATGACCTGCCTGAATCTGTGATGAAGCACATTGACGAGATGGATAGCGGAAGCATCATTCGTATTGAAGAAGGCTTTGAGGTTCCGTTATATTTTGGCGGCGACCTGCATCGTGACTCTCTTGAGAATGATGCTACGAGTTATGGCGGAATCGACAACATTGTGGCTTTGTTTAATAATGGATATCACGCATCCAACTATGTATATGGTTGGTGGAATGGTCACTCGCCATCCGGGGAGGCGATTAGTCGCTCGTTGCATAACGAAGACTTTGCATGGGTGCGCAGCAAAAAAGAGCGTGAGGCTCTGAAGTTTATCCAGCAGGCAATCAGTGACTTCAATGGAAACTATGGTTCCGACTACAATGTAACTGCGGTTGCCGCAGAGATATATGAACAATAAATTTTGAAAGGCTTGGCTTTTTGCCAAGCCTTTTCTTCGTAAAGGACGGTGATGACGATGGCAATGGATGCAGATGTACGGTTACTAATCGGCGTGGCTCGCGGTGGTGCAGACGGTGACAGTGAAGCTCTGATTCGCAAAGAGCTTGCTGAAATCATGAAGAACATCAAGGCTACCGTGACAGTTGACACCAAGACATTTGGTGAGCAGCTGCGTAAGGAACTGGATGCCATTAGCAACAGCGGCAAATTCTATGTCAATTTGTCGAAAATTAAAATCGGTGCCGGTGCCATTACTGATTTCAGAAAACAGTTAAGCGCCGTCATTAACACAATTAACCTTGATAAAGGGACAAGCGTTACGCTCACCGCCGAGAATATCGGCGATGTCAAGTCAAAACTGAAGGACGCAGGCGACGCTGCGGAGGAAGCTGCCCGTAAGGTTGCAGCGTTCAAAGTGCAGATGGAAGCGCTTGGTCATCAAAAGAGCGTTGTACAAAGAAGTCTAAACGGTCTGGTTGACAGCGGTGTATCTGAGAGTGAGAGCCAGCGTGTGGCATCGCTGGTGGAGCAATATCGTCTTTGGGCAGTGAGTGTGGAGACAGTTCGCGCTTCCAAAGAGGCTACGAGCGATGAGTACAGACTCAGCTTGGAAGCCGAAGGCGCAGCTATTCTGGAGAACATTAACCGGATTTACGCTGAGCGTCAAGCTGCGGAGGAAGCGGCTGCTGCTGAAGCGGCTGCGGCAAGGAGTGCTGAGGCCGCTAACAAGGAAAAGATGGCGACACTCAATGAGGTTATCGCTGCTTATAAAAAGGTTAGCACTTACATTGACAAGAATCCCCGCATTGATGGTACCGAGCTTGAACAACTTAAGCTGATGCGGGAGCAGTTGCTCGGTGTATGGAACGACAGCAAGAGTGCTGCCGATGGTATGACGAGCATTAGCAAAACCGACTTGCGCAAGCTGCTGTCAGACTTTGCTGCACTGGATACTTCCATTACTGAGTCCGGTAAAAAGGGTAATACTCTTGTTGGAATCATCTCATCTGCTTACAAGAAGTTCGGCGGATGGATGCTGGTGACAAGAAGTCTGATGGTCATGGTCAACAATTTCAAGCAGATGGTGACCAATGTGCGGGCGCTGGATGCGGCCATGACCGAATTGAAGAAAGTTACCGATGAAACCAGAGCGACTTATACTCGATTCTTCAATGAAGCGGCTGCGCGTGCCAAGAGTCTTGGTGCAACACTGACCGATACGATTACGGCAACAGCGGATTTTGCGAGACTGGGCTACTCCATTAGCGAAGCGGCAGAGTTAGCAGATGCTGCGTTGGTCTATAAAAATGTTGGCGATGGTATCAATGATATTTCCGAGGCGTCGGAGAGCGTCATCTCTACCATGAAAGCATTCGGCATTGAGGCTGCCAATGTAATGACCATTGTTGACAGATTCAATGAGGTCGGCAACCGATTCGCCATTTCTTCTAAGGGTGTGGGTGACGCATTGGTGCGTTCTGCTTCTGCCCTTGCGGCTGCCGGTAACAGTTTAGACGAGAGCATTGCCTTGGTAACGGCGGCAAACAATGTTGTGCAAGACCCTGAGAAGGTCGGTACAACAATGAAGACCGTTTCCATGTATCTTCGTGCAGCAAAGACCGAAGCGGAAGAAGCTGGTGAAAGCACAGAAGGTATGGCTGAAAGTGTCTCCAAGCTGAGAAAGGAAATTCTTGCGCTAACCAGCGGACGGGTTGATATCCAGCTGGATGAAAACACCTTCAAGAGCACTTATCAGATTTTGAAGGAACTTTCCAAGGTTTGGGGAGACCTTACGGATATTACCAAAGCCAACATCATGGAGATGATTGGCGGTAAAAGAAACAGCAATGTGGTAGCATCGCTGCTGAACAACTTCGCAGATGCGGAGGCTGTTCTTGAAGTGGCGATGAATTCAGCGGGTTCTGCACTGAATGAAAATGAGAAGTATCTCGACTCTATCAATGGTAAGGTTGCGCAGTTCCAGGCCGCATTTGAAAAACTCTCTGCATCGTTTGTAAATTCCGGGCTTATTAAGGGCGTTGTGGATGGCGGGACGGCGATTCTTGAAACACTGACCGCAATCATTGATAAACTGGGTTCGTTCCCTGCTTTGATTTCCACAATCACTGCCGCTGTAACCGCATATAGCGGAGCCAAAGGGAAGAACCTTGGAATCTTTGATGTTGTTGACGGTAAAGTAGGGCTTTCCGGAGGCATTACGGATTGGTCTGCGGCAAACAAAAACATAGCCGAGTATAACAAGGTTCTTGGTTCATCTATACAGACGCAGCAGATATTCATTAAATATCTTGATGGTACTGATGACGCTCTGTCTGGTTACCTAAAGTCTCTTAAGGGCGGCAAAGCCTCCATGTCCGGCTATAAAGCATACTGCAAACAGGCCGGCATAGAGACCAAAGCGTTTGGTGCAAGTTCAAAGGCGGCTGCGATTGGTGTAACGGCGCTCAATACGGCCATCAATATGCTTATTTCGTTGGGAATCGGATTGGTGATTCAGGGAATCATCACGGGCATTACGCATTTGATTAACGCCAGCGATGAAGCGATTGAAAAGGCAAACGAGCTGACCAATGCGTTTAATGAGTTCCGGCAAACAAACTCCGATAACATCGATAAATTACAGTCGTTGAAGGAAGAGTTTGAGACGCTTTCACACGGTGTCTCCCGCTATGGCGAGAATATTTCACTGACAGCAGATGAGTATGACCGATATAAGCAAATCGTTCAGACGATTGTGGACATCTCTCCCGCACTGTCAGAAGGTTATAGCATTGAAAACGGTTATCTGGCAGACAAGAATGAGCTGATTGAGCGAGCTATCGAGCTGCAGGAGCAGCAGTATAAGAGCGAGCTTCGTCAGATGACAACCACAGAAAAACTTTCTGAGGTTATTAAAGGATATGCAGCATCTTACGATAAGCTGAAAAACAGCGATATTCTAACCACTGATACGGATTTGTCAAACAATATGTGGGGTATGTTCCGTGTCAATGATAGAGATGTGACGCCCGAGTTTGCAGGAAACTCTGGAGACAATAAGAGCCGATATTTGTCCGAGCAGATTATGAAGGCTCTTGGAGTAACCGATATTGGCAAGGAGCTGGAAAAGTACACCAATGAGTACGGCTATTACCAATGGGGCGATTTCTGGGACGACTATGCAGACCAGGTATCTCACAACATCGGAAAGATTGCGGCGTCTATCGACTACACGGAAATTGGATTCGAGTCCCTTTCTGATTTTGAAGCTGCTGTTGAAAAGACAAAGAACGCTGCTGTCCGTTATGGTGAGGCACGAGATGGGCTTGAAAAGGCCAATCAGGATGTTGCCGACCAATTGAAGCTTGTTGCGCAGAACAACGCTGCTTATGATGATTTAAGTACAGAAGCGCAAAACATTGTTTCCAACTTTATTGACCGTTTTGGCGTTGATGATGTTACGAAGAAAAACTTCTGGGGAAAGATTGTTCCCGATGAAGACGCAATTACCAATATTAAGGTTCAGATAAATGACTTCATCGACAAGCTAACGCCGGAAGTACAAAATGCAATGACTGGCCTGTTCGACCTGAAGGGGCTGTTCGATGCTGGCGACATCAATGTTGATGAATTCCAAGAAACTGTCAATGCGATTATCAGCGACCTTGAAGCAGCCGGGTTTGACGATGATACCATCAAATACCTTAAACTCTCGTTAGAAACAGACACGGTTGAGCGACAGCTTGCTGCTGTTAAAGAAGCTATCGGCGGCGTTGGCGGCAAGTACGATGCGCTGTTAGGCGAAATGTCCGCGCAGGAGCTGGAAATCGCTTATAACATTATTTCTGAAGAAGGCTCCATGACCTTTGAGGAATTGCAGGAGAAAATCGAATGGCTGAAATATGCCAACGCCGATATGGTAAACACTCTCGATTTCTCCGATATGATATCCGGCCTGGATAGTGCAAAGGATGGGCTTGACAGCATCATTTCTGCAATGGATAGACTGAACTCTGGCACTGCTATGACAAAGCAGCAGCTCGCCAATCTCGCCTTGCAGTATCCCAAGCTTCTGGAACAGGCCGACCTGTTTGTTGACGGGTCTATCGATGGTCAGCGACAGTTGCTAAACAGCGTTCTTGAGATGAATGAAGCTGAATATGATGCGCAGCTTGACACGAAAATCGCCGAGTTGAAAGCGACCGAGCAGGTTATCAACGACCAGCTTGCGATGGAAACGGAAAAGGCGAACATCATTGCCGATATCAAGAACATGACTGTGAACGGCCAGGTTCAGCAGGAAGAGGCTCTTATCGCTAAAATGAACGAGCTCAACGACCTGCAAGGCCGAAATTATGTTGCGATGGAAAACGGTATGCTGACCGTAAACGAAGAGGCTCTGAATAATAAACTTGGCAAAGAGAACGAGTATGGTCAGCAGGCGACGGAGAACATTTGGCAACCGTATGCGAATACCATTAAGAGCGCACATACACAAGGATTCTCCAAGTCACTTGAGGCAACCAACAGCTACGGCAACAGCTTGTTTGCCAAGATTCGCAACATTGCGTCCAGCGTCTGGGGCGCACTGAGTCAAGCTGTTAAAGATGCTACAACTGGTAACTGGCAGGGTATTTCTCACTATTTCCAGTCCGCAGTATCTGGCGCCGCAGGTAACACCTCGATTGATGCGGGGGATGTTATCGTAACTTTTGATGGTGCAGCAGCCTATGTCGGAACAGAAACGCTTGATAATTGGATTTCACAACAGGAGCAGGCGTCCGCCCAGCGTATCGCCGCGCTGGAAGATTTCAAACAGCGGACAGTCAACGCCTACAAGAACCTTGAGGCGCTGCGCGGGCTTGACCTGACGAGTATCTATGGTTCTGCCGGTAGTTCTTATGGCAGTAGAAGCGATAGCAGCAGTGGAAGTAGCTCAGGTGGCGACAGCGATACAAAAGACAAGATTAAAACAGTCGAAGAATATATCGCTGATATCGATGCTTATTACGAAGCTGAGAAGCGGCTGCAGGCCGCACAAGAACGGGCAAACTCTCTGGCGAAAAAGCTGAAGTATGCGGAAGACCCAGCTGAGAAAATTAAGCTATCCAGCGATTTGATTGATGCCTATAAAGAAGAGATGGCCGCTGAAAAGGATTTGATGGAGCTAAAAAAGAGCACCATCGCATCCAATGTCGGTGCTCTTCGGGCGCTTGGGTTTGAGGTCGAGTATAACAGCGAAACAAATGAGCTGTATATTAAGAACCTTGAACATCTGAATGAGCTTACGGCGTCATCTGCTGGCAAGTATGACACGCTGCAGGAAGCGACCAATGCCTTGCGTAAGGAAACGGAAGGCATGATAGATGTAACGGAGAAGCTTAACGATGACAACATCGATGCCGCAAGCTCCATTGAGGATTTGGGTTATCAGGTTCAAGAGACGAAGAACAATATCATCGATTACATCGAGGAAGTCTATAAGAAGCAGATAGATGCTTATCAAAAGATTATAAACCTAAGAAAAGAGATGATTGAGTCCGCCAAGGATGAGTTCGACTATGAAGCTGATATTGCCGATAAGGTCAAAGAGATAGCAGACCTGCAAGCCAGAATCGACCAGCTTGCTCTGGATGACAGCAGAAGCGCACAGGCAGAGCGAAACACGCTAATGCAGGAGCTGGAAGAAAAGCAGAAAGACCTTGCAGACACACAGAGAGACCACTCTGTCGAGGCTCAAACCAATGCTTTGGACAAGATGGGCGAAGACTACGAGTCTGATAAAGAAGCGGAATTAGAGCTGCTCAGAAGTACCGTCAATTCTTCCGAAGAACTCTGGACGGCATTTTACCAGACACTTCTTGGGCAGAGCGTATCTGTTGGCGCATCTATTGATGCGGAGATTTCTTCTGCGTGGATACGGGCTGCGGAAGCTGTAAGACAATACAGCGATGCAGTAAGCGGCGTAAGCGGCGTTGGCACCGTGGTAAGCAATGTCCCCAAATACCACGACGGCGGCGTTGTTGATGAAGCAAACCTCAGCAAGGATGAAGCTCTTGCTATTTTGCAAAAGGGCGAAGTCGTATTGAATGAGGCCAAGCAGAAGAGCCTGTATCGCATCATTGATTTTCAGACAGAACTGTCGAAGCGTCTTGGCGTGGTTATCGGTACGCTTCCGACAATCTCGGCTCCGGCGTCAGGTATCAAAGACACCATGAGCGGATTGACGCAGGACATCATCGGCGGTACCGCACAGAGCATTGTGTTTGAACCGCACTTCGAGGTCAACATCACCCATAGTGGTGAAATGGCCGACACGGACGCAAAAGCCTATGGCGAACGGATTGCCAATGTGGCGATTGACAAACTTTACAGCGCATTTGAGCGGCGCGGCATCAACAGTACGCGAGGCTCAAGGCTGAAACCATAAGCAACCCAACGGGGAGATACGGGCAACTGTATCTCCCCTATTTCAGAAAGGAGGTTTTCTCAAAGTATGGTAGTTGATTTCTCAAAGATAGACCTGCGGGAACCGCCAATACTGATTCTTAAAAATACGACCGATGTACCGATTGGCGTGCTGGGCTATGCCATGAATATCACTGCTGATATTAAATATGATGAAGCCTCTGTGATTGAGTTTAATCTTCCCGCACAGGTGGATGGTGAGCCTACACCGTATTATGATGCGGTCATTGGTATGCGCATTGTTGAACTGCAGAATATCGGACAGTTTATCCTTGTGAATCCCAAAGAAACCGGAGACGGTGTGAAGAAAATAAAGGCGTGCAAGGGCTATTCCCTTGAGTATGAGTTCACTTTCAAGAAGCTCTCGCTGGCAAACGCCACCTATAATTTCTGGAACCCTGTTACACCGGACAGTACCTTGCTTGGCATTATCCTTGAGCTAATGCCATCATGGAGCATTGGAAGCATTGACAGCAACCTTGTCGGTAAGTATCGCACCTTTGAGGTCTCAGATGAGAATCTCTATAACTTTATCAAGGGAACGATACAGACTTCCTATAACTGCATTTTTGACTTTGATACCTATAACCGAAGAATCAATGTAAAGGATGCTTCTTCTGCAGTTCCGACCAATCCAATTTACATCTCTAACGCCAACCTTGCAAAAGAGATTACGGTCGAAGAGAATACGGAGAGCATCGTCACCCGGCTGGATGTCAACGGTGCCGACGGCGTAAACATTCGTGATGTGAACCCCAGCGGAACCAATCAAATTATCAATCTGGATTACTTCATGAATGCCGACAATTTTAATCAGGCATTGATTGATAAATACTATGCGTGGAAAGAAAGCTACGCAAACTATCAGCTCCCTTACTACAATCTGTCTGTGGAATATGTTCTGCAAATTATGCGTAAAACCACGGAACAGACGGCGTTGGTCGAGTTGGAAAGCGAACGGACGATTTTGGAAAACGAACAGGCAATCATCATCCAGGGTATTGCACGCGACCTTGTTCCACAAAGCAAATTGGATGATGTAAACACCAGAATTGCCGCAAAGCAAGCTGAAATTAACGCCAAGAACGAGGAAATCAAAAGCATCGAAGCGCAGGCAGCATCCATATACAGTGAACTGGTTACGATAAATAAAGCGGCCAATTTCAAGTCCTACTTCACACAGGAAGAGTATTTGCAGCTTGACCGATACTTGAAGGATGATGCCGTATCAGAGAGCAGCTTTGTCGCACAAACAACTGGTTCCTATACCGACGAGGACACAGGCAACCATATTGCCGACAAGTTGATTGGTGTTAGCGATGCCAGTATTACTTATGTGACCAATACACGCAATAAGGAAATCTATGATGTCAAGGGCGGCAGAATCAAGGCCGACTTTATTGATGCAGAGGTTATCAGTGCAGCATTTGAAAAAGCGCCAAACAACAGTTTTGTGATGACGGCGTATCTCGGTGCAGGTACAACTGGCGACCGGTCTTTCCCGAAGGGGTGTATCTCTTTGACGGGGACGGTGTCTTCCGTTGCACATGACATGGCAGCAGACGCTGAAATCCCTGACTTGTTGGTCGGTACGAGGCTGGACATTACGGTCAGCGAGGGGTATCTATACTTCACACTGAACACCAGCGAGTATGAAAAGCGTGCTGTCGCATGGGACTTGTTTGAATACGGCAACGAGATTCTAACCAAGGTATCGCAGCCCTCCTATACATTCGGTGTGACAAGCGCAAACTTCTTATGCCTTGACGATTTCGTGAAGTTCAAGAATAAGCTGCGTCACGGTGAAAAGCTTTATGTCGGTATCAGCGAGGATGAGACGCTGGCGCCTATCTGCGTAGGTGTGAAGGTAAACTTTGATTCCCCTAATGACCTGACGCTGGAGTTCAGCGATACCTATACCTCTGGCGATAGTTCATTCCTGCTGGCTGATTTGCTGGAGCAAAGCGTCTCGATGGGTAAGAGTGTAGACCTAAATAAGTACAACTACTCTGCGTTTATGGATAGCGGTGCTTCTACAAAGGTCAAAGATTTTATGAAGACGGCACTGGATGTATCCAAAAACGCCATCATGTCTTCTAAGGAGCAGGCTATTTCGTGGGGCGATTCCGGTATTCGATTGCGCAAGTGGAGCGATGAGGCACACACAGAGTACGAGCCGAAGCAGGTGTGGCTGAACAACAACAGTATTCTGATGACCAGCAACAACTGGTCAACGGCAGAACTGGCTATCGGCAACTTCTACGATGAAAACCTCGGAGATTGCTGGGGCATCGTCGCCCCCAACATTGTTGGCACCCTGCTCGCTGGCAGCAACCTTGTTATCGAGAGTGCAAAGCAGGACGGCGGCGTATCGGTGTTTAAGGTGGATGCCGAGGGGTGTGTGCTGCACAACAGCAACTTCAGCATTACCAACGAGAAGAGCAACTCGCATATTCTCTTAGACCCGATGCATGGCCTGATGATTGGCAAGTATCCGCTTATCAACAATAAGGGCGTTGTAGATGACAGCAAGAAGCTCTTTTACGCAGACACCAATGGCAACCTTACACTGAAAGGCACTATCTATGCTACAGCCGGTTCTTTTAGTGGTGAGGTTACTGCGTTGAGTGGTTACATCGGCCAGCCGTCACAGGGTTGGGCTATTATTAGCGATGCCATTTACAACGGGAAGCCTTCGTTCTCCAGTACCGCTTCCGGTATCTATATTGGAACGGACGGCATTTCTCTTGGAACGGCAAGCAACTATATCCGTGCCAACAAGAACGGCTATCTGCTTGCAAACAATGTGAATGTTTCCGGTCATATCGAGGCGAACAGCGGTGTTATTGGCGGTTGCGAAATCTCCAACGGAACACTACAGGTCACTAACGCAAACATCATCAGTATCAATGCCAGTAAGATTACAGCGGGCACTATGTCTGCCAACAGAATTAGCGGCGGCACGATTGACGCAACCGATGTGACCATCAAGAACCTGAATGCGAGCAACATTACATCGGGTACTATTAACGGTAATGTCATCAGTGTCACAAACTTGAATGCAAGTAACATTAAATCTGGTACGCTGGACTGTAACAATATTACCGTTACCCACTTGCGAGCGGACAGTATTACAGTCGGCAAAATAAACGCAAGCCAAATCAACGGGTTGCCAGCCAGCCAGATTACCTCTGGGCAATTTACAACATCCAGAATTCCAGAACTGAATTGTTCCAAGATTACATCGGGCACCTTTGACCCTGTGCGCATTCCGGAACTGAGCTGCTCCAAGATTACTTCTGGAACTTTTGACCCTGTGCGCATTCCGAATTTATCTGCGAATAAGATTACGACAGGAACACTTTCCGCCAACCGAATTAGCGGCGGCACACTCTCCGGTATTTCCATTAGTATCGGGGGTCGTTTTCAAGTAAAAAGTGACGGGAGCATCTACATCTATGGCCGCGCCGGTAAATACACCGGATGGCACTCTGGCATTACCGATGCAATCCCATATATGAACAATACGATTGACCAATGGCTGATGTATTTCTTCCAGGGTATTTGTATTGGTTACGGTAATAACAAGTAAGAGTTGGAGGAAAAGATGAAGGCGGCAGCTTTGATTAAAGAGGTTCGTGAAAGTACACAGCATCTTTACGATTCCTATCAAAAATATCTGGAAACAGACGGGAAAATGGGGTTGTGTTGTTTTGACCCCGATTTGCTCGAAGAGCGATTGAAGAGAAGTGACAGAGACATCATTGAACAGGGTTTGGCAAAGGGTGTTTATATTGAGGATGCCGAAGAATACCTTGCCAAGCTTGGCCGGTGAGTCTCAGTGTGTAAGAAAGGAAAATATATATGATACAGGAAAAGATTAACAGAGCCTATGAGTCTCTGATGAAGCTGAACAATTTTAAGCTGCCTGTTAAAAAGGCGTATGCGGTATATAAGCTGGTTCAGGCGGCTGACAACGCATATCAGTTTGCCCTCTCGGAAGAGCGCAAGTATCTGGATGAGTTCCACGGTACGCTGAATGAGGATGGTAATATCACCTTCTTAACCCCCAGCGATTGCGCTGCATTCAAAGTAAAAGTAGACGAGCTGTGCAATATGGAAGTGGATATTGCAATCGATGTTGTAAAGCTGGACGAGAATGACCTCGGCGAACAAACACTTTCGCCTGCGGATATTTTTAACTTAGAGGGCTTTGTTGACTTCACATAATCACAAGGAGGTGGACTATGGCGTTTTGGGGAACTGAGTTCATTTTTGATGATATTCCCTGCTCCGAGTTCGGACTCATGGTTTACCACTTCGGTTCAAACGGGCAAGATGATGTGAGCTTCAAGAACGGAGAAATCATCGAGGATAGGATTCCGGGAAGATACGATGCGCTCACCTATGGGCTGGTGCAGAACCAGTCGCTGGAATATACGCTGGTCTTTGGGGCAAACATGGAGTCACTTGACGCAAACGCAAATCTGGATAGGTTTGAAGTCGAGGCGATTGCGGCATGGCTCACCGGACACAGCACAAGAAAATGGCTTGTGATTGTGCAAAATGATATGGAACCGTTTCGATACAAATGCACGATTTCAGAGCTGAAGCTGATAACCTACGGCGACTTACCCTGGGCTTTCTCATGTAAGGTTAGCTGTGATTCGCCATTTGCTTATACCTTGCCAGACGAATACATATATACAGTCAGTGGGCAGTCACAGGTTCGCCTATTCAACCGAAGCAGTTATAATGGTTTCTACAGGCCGAAGATGGAGATAACCATGTATGGAGGAGACGGCATCTCTATCCAGAACCTCTCGGATAACAACCGAACATTTCAGTTCAAAGAGCTGCCGGGAGGCAACTCTTTAACTATATATGTGGACAACAAGAATCAGGTTATCACAGACAGCATGGATTTGAACCTGTACCCATACTTCAACATGAAGTTCATGCGGCTTGTCAAGGGCGACAATCTGTTGAAGATAACCGGAAATGCCGAGGTGAAATTCATTTGTGAGTTCCCTGTGAACATTGGAGGGTAATGATGATTAACAATGTTTACAGTTTGCCGGAGCTTGACTTTGTCGGCGGCTCTTCTGAGGATTTGGTGTTTCATGTGTATTGTGATAAGACCAATCCAAAACCGTTTGGACTAACGGGCTGTACGGCAAACTTTTCTATTATCAACTTCGTAAACAAAAACGGTGCTCCTGTGGTTTCTAAAACCATGACCGTGCGTATGGACGAATCAGAGACTTTTTACAATATCCTGTTCGTATCACTTCAGCCGGATGACACCGTTGATTTGTTTGGAAAGTTTGTGTACCAAATCACGATTAAGGATATTGACAACAATGTAGATATTCCCCAGCAGGGCGTTATCTACATCCATAACAATATCAACAAGGAGTTTGTGCGAAGATAATCTTTGTTCTTAATCAGAAAATAGGAGGATAACCAGTTATGAATACAACTTACTTCTTAAACCTGGCGGCGGGCAATCTTTTCGGAACCAAAACAAGTCCAGAGATTCCCAGCAACTACTACATTGGCCTGAGCACTTCTGCTCCCAATGTTAATGGCACGAATGTGAATGAGCCCTCTACCTCCGCCGGTTACGCAAGGGTGAAGCTGACTACTCTGAGTGAACCTGCGTCCGGCGTTGTGACCAACACACAGGCAATCAACTTTAATGAGAGTACTGCAAGCTGGGGCACCATTACCCATTTTGTCATTTATGACTCCGACACCGTCGGCGGCGGCAATCTTTTGATGTATGGCGTGTTGTCCACACCCAGAAGCGTTGAGACGGCAACCATTATGACCATCAAGGAAGGGTATTTAAGCCTGTCTGCCCAGAACCCTGCGTAACAAGGAGCTGATGCAATATGGTAAAGGAGTTTGATATTTATCTGAAAAGGCGCATCACTGAATGCGACCTTATCGTCTACTCCCTTCCATATCGTGACGGTCTCACGGCTACCAATCGCATCATTTTGGAAAGCTGCATTGAAAGCTATACCTTGCAAAAGTTTGTAGCGATGCAGTTCGGTTCCGAGCTGGTCTCGCACATTGACAAGATGATTAAGACTTGCTATGAGAGGCTGAACTGGGGTACGGCTATCAGTGCCGACGCAGTGTTTCAGACACACTACATCATGAACCCAGAAGCTGGCGCTGTTGAGCTGGCGGTTGAGGATATTCCGGCTTTGGAAACGATGTTTGCGGAAGCGGAGAGCTGCATGGTTTTGAATGCGGCTCCGCTTCTTGCAAATATTGCCAAATCACTTGGACACGGGCATACAGCCATTGCGTTTGACGGTGGCGTTCGTGATACGCTGAAATGGGGTCTGATGTCCCCGGAGGACAGCATTGTGCTGGACGCTGTTGTATCTGGGACACAGGCAATCGACTATATCAAGGTGGATGCGCCAGTAGTGCCTGGAGCAGAGATGGTGAATCTCTGCTACCGTATAACGAGTACCGCAAGTATGGCTATGGAAATCGCGGCTCTTGTTCTTGGTACAGAGCTGCATTTCTCTTTTGGCCGGGCGTATGGCGGTATGGCTTTTGACGCAAAAGTGTCCAGTGAGCATTTGCGGAAATATGAACTTGTAGAGAACAACCTGCGTATTCTGGCAGATATCACAGAGTCCATCCGGCAGTTTATTGCCACGGATGGAACGGCGGTTGACATTAGCGTGAGTGCAAGCCCTATTTTGAAGCGTCATAGGCTGCTTGCTGAAATGGACGCAGACGAGCTTTCAGAATTTAACAACATGACGCTGGACGAAGTTGACTTTGTCATTCTATAGAAACGGAGGTGATATGAGTGATTTATATCAAGCTGGACGAGAGTATGAATCTCGTTATGACAGTGAATGAGCCGATTTATCGGGGCGATAACCTGAATCAGAAAATCGTTTATTTGATTCCGTTGCAGGTCGGTGAGGTGGATATGTTGGCTGCCACTCCGTATTTGAGCTACATTCGCGCAGACGGTGTAGCTGACATTGTTCGCCTGGAACGAACAGAGGAAAAGTATAAAGAGGCCTATTACCAGTATGTCTTCCCTGTATCTTGTCGGTTGAGCAAGTACCCCGGTGAGGTATGTACCTGGTTGCAGATTTTTTCCGGGACTCCATCTAACCCGACAATCGCCAAGAGTGGTGAATGCTTGCTGTATGTGGAAGATTCCAAAAACATGGATGACTACATTTGTGACCATCAGCTCTCAGCCATCTACGCTTTGCAGAAACAGACAGAAACGACAGAAAACGGTGTGGCAACCATCCGTGTGGAAATGGATAAAAAGGGTGATAACCTTGTTTACGACTCTGAGAAGAAGGTCTTGCAGATGTCATCCAACGGGAAGCGTGTTGGTGATGCCATCGATATGAGCGAGATGGTCAACGACGACGAGACGATTCATTTCGGAGATAAGAATAACGACCCGACAGCAGATACTGAAGCGGTTATTTATTTTGGCTAATGGGAGGTGAGATGAGATGGGTGTGAGGGTTGCATACGGCAAGAAGTCAAAGATTACAAGCGCGATTGCGTCTGGTGTGATACCAAAGGATAGTTTGATTATCACAAGCGACGCAGAGGAGTCAGAGTTGTTCTTCTATGACGCTGCCGGTAATATGAAGCGCATCTCTGAGCGCAAGCAGTTTGCGACCATTAGCGAAGCGCAGGCATGGGTAGATGCCTATGGCTGCGATGGAAATATTATTTCTGTGCATAACGGCTCTGACTGGGTGCCTTACATTGTTTCTGACGAAGGTGCATTAACCCCTGTTGGTTCCGGTGAAATCAGTGTTGAGGATATTAAAACCATCGACGGCGGAACGGCGCACGGTATTCAATGAGACCATTCTGCAAAATATTTTGAAGGAGGAAAGTTATGCCTAATAAAACTATGAAGACTAAAATTCAGGTTCGGCGTGACACCACGGCGAATTGGCTGACCAACAAAGATGTTGTGCCTGCCGCAGGCGAGCCCTGTTTTGACCTGGAACTGGGCACGCTCAAGATTGGCGACGGCGTCACCAGCTATGAGAATCTGAAGGAAATCAGCGGCGGACAGGCCGCACATTATGAGGGCGTAAAGGGAGACGGCGAGAGCGATACTGATGTTATCAGTCGCGTATTGACAGCCGCTGGCGCCGAGGCTCAGAAAGACGATATCTTTGTCGTCAAGGCACTGATTGCCAGTGGCAAGTATTCCTATACTGCCTATGTCTATGATGGCAGCGTGTGGGCTGCTATGGATGGCAACTATAGTGCAGAGAATGTGTACTTCGCCGACGACCTTACCTATACAGCAGCCATCGGCGTTCTGACCGTTCCCAGTTCCGGCTCTGGTACGATTGCTGCCTCCGGCAAGAATGTCAAGGATGTGCTGGCCTCTATTCTGGCGAAGGAAAAGAATCCTACCGCTACCCAGCCTGCCGTGACGATTACCTGCAAGCAGATTGCTGCGTATGAGGTTGGTTCCAAAGTAACTCCCGCATACACTGCTTCTCTGAGTGCAGGCAGCTATACATACGGCCCCGCAACTGGCATCACGGCTACTGCATGGAGCGTAACGGATGGCACTGCCACCAAGGATACCGCCTCTGGCTCCTTTGATGAACTGACGGTTGGCGATGCTACCAGCTATGCTATTACCGCTACGGCGACTCACGGTGAGGGCGCTGTCCCTGTAACGAATCTCGGCAACGAGTATGCAGCTGGTAAGATTGCTGCCGGTAACAAGAGCAAGGCAACGGGCAAAATCACCGGTTATCGCAATAGCTTCTACGGTACGCTGGAGGTGAAGGATGGTGAGGTGAACTCTGCGTTGGTTCGCGGCCTGAGCGGCAAGAGCGGTAAGGCTCTGGCAGCTGGCAACAGCTTCAATTTTGCGATTCCTGTCGGTGCAATCCGCGTTGTGTTTGCTTACCCTGCCACGCTGCGTGATGTCAGTTCTGTGCAGGATGTGAACGGTATGAACGCCGAAGTCAAGACTGCTTTCACCAAGAGCGTCGTCTCTGTTGAGGGCGCAAACGGCTATCAGGCGATTGACTACAAGGTGTATGTGATGGACATGGCAAATGCCAACGATACCGCCAACACCTACAAGGTCACAATTTAACATGGAGGTGACGCATAATGGCTGATTTCGGTAAACTGAATTTTGCGGTTTCATTTAATCCGCAGACTGCGTTCCCTCTGGACGCACGGTATTACTTCTCTACCCTGAGCGCCGCTCAGGCTGCCGCCGCTGCCGCTGTTGAAGTTGGTAGTTCGGACGGCGTTTATTTTTATGGTGAGAATGTCTGCGTTGTGACTGACTCTGCCGCAGACCTGTATATCATCCAGCCGGATAAGACGCTGAAGGCCGTCGGTACTGTTGTGCTGGGCGATGACAAGTCCATCGAAATTGTTGATGGTAAGGTCACGCTGAAAGGATTCAATTCCGCCACTGCTGGTCAGCAGCCCCGCATCAACGCGGCTGGTACTGCGTTGGAATGGTACACGCCTGACACCAGCACCGTATCCGGTCTGGCCGACACGGTCGCAGGCCATACACAGGACATTCAGAATCTTCAGACCGGCAAAGCTGATAAGGCCACAACGCTGGAGGGTTACGGCATCACGGATGCTATGACCGCCACCGCAATCGCAGAGGCAATCCAGACGGCCATCGCTGCCACCGGTCATGCCAGCTTCAAGAAGGTCAGCGCTGTACCAACAGCGGCTGAGGCGCAGGATAATGTTCTCTATCTTGTGATGAATGCTGACACCGGGTTCTATGACATCTACGCCAAAGTGGAAAATGAAGTCGTCCGTCTGGATGATGTGAGCGTCAATCTTGATGGCTACTCCACCACCGAGCAGATGAACGAGGCGATTGCTACTGCTATTGCCAACAAGGTTGACAAAGTGGATGGCAAGGGTCTTTCCACTGAGGACTTCACGACTGCGCTGAAAGAGAAGCTGGTTGCTCTCCCCGATGATGCGGAAGCAAATTTCGTCAAGAGCGTTTCTGACGAGTTCACTGTTTCTGCGGAAGGTAAGCTCGAAGTCAAGGAGGTCGCCCAGGCCAAGGTTACTGGTCTGCCCGACGCTCTTGCTGGTAAGGTCGATAAGGTCGATGGTAAGGGTCTGAGTACCAATGATTTTACCGATGAAGCAAAAGCAAAGCTCAATGGTGTAGAAGCTGGCGCAAACCAGAACCTGATTGAAATCGTTAAGCTGAACGGTACCGCTTTGGACATTTCCGAAAAGGCCGTCAATATTCCGGTCGCAGGTGTGACTGCGGGCGTTGTTACCAGCTCTGCCGATGAGAATAAGGTCGCCGTTGCGGAAGATGGCAGCATGGAGGTCAACAGCCTGAATATGAGCAAGCTGGTGCAGTCCGAGGGTGATACGCTGATTCTTGATGGCGGCAACGCTTCTGTGTAAGCAAGCACATCGTTTATGGGCGGGAGGTACACTCTCCCATCCTATATTTATAACAATGAAGAAGGGTGATTGATTTACATGGCTACTACTACTTTTAATACCCGCATTTCCCTGAAGTATGATACTTATGCTAACTGGGTTGAAAAAGACCCTGTGCTGCTGGCAGGTGAGCTTGCGGTTGTCGTTGTGCCTGCCGCTACCGGGGCTGTTGCTAAAGAGCCTGCCATCCTGTTCAAGGCCGGTGACGGCTCTTCTAAGTTCAGCCAGCTGCAGTTCGCTGCTGGTCTGGCCGCCGATGTGTACGACTGGGCAAAGGCTGAGAATAAGCCGACTTATTCTGCTAATGAGATTACCGGCCTGTCCGACTACATCTCCGGCGAAATTCAGGACACTGATACCCAGTACAAGCTGGAGGTTGATGCGGACAATGCTCGCAAATTCCATCTGTATTCTCAGGCAAAAGGTAGTGCTACATGGTCTCTGGCGAGCACTATCACCATCCCCGACGAGACTGTTTACACACTGGTCGAGGGTGGCGCCAATGGCACTGTAAAGTTCAATGGTACTGATGTGAAGGTGCATGGTCTGGGCACGGCTGCTTATAAGGATGAGGGTGCTTTCGATGCCGCCGGTGCTGCCACTACCGCATTGGACGATGCAAAGACATACGCCGATGGTAAAGACGCCGCTATCGCTGCGGCCAAGAAAGCCGGTACAGACGCCCAGGCCGATGTGGACGCATTGGAAGAGCTGGTCGGTTCTCTGCCTGCCGGTGTGACTGCTACCACCGTTGTGGGTTATGTGGACGAGAAGGTCGGTGCTATTCCTGCGCAGACCGACTATACGGTTGCTGTTACCGCCTCTACACCCGAAGGCATCGCAAAGCGTTATAACATCAAGCAGACCGCAACCAATCTGGATGTGAACATCGATATCCCGAAGGATATGGTTGTGAAGTCTGGTACGGTTGAGACAAAGGCTGAGGCTGGTGCATGGGGCGAGGCTGGTACATACCTGCATCTGGTTCTTGCCAACGCTACTGAAGACAACATCTACATCAATGTTGGCAGCCTGATTGAGTATGTCACTTCTGGTTCCAAAGTTGGCGACCAGATTGTGATTGATGTTAGCGCCGACCATAAGGTAACTGCTACTCTTACGGAAGGCTCTGTGACTCTGGCACAGCTCCACGCTGATGTGCAGACCGCTATCGGCAAGGCTCATAGCCATACGAATAAGGCTGAGCTGGACAAGATTGTTACTGGCGATAAGGCAAAGTGGGACGCTGCTGAACAGAAGGCTCACGAGCATGGGAATAAGACTATTCTCGACGCTATCTCTCAGGATAAGGTCGATGCGTGGGACGGCGCTGTTACTAAGCAGCATGAGCACGCAAACAAGACTGTGCTTGACGGCATCTCCGCCGAGAAGGTTGCGGATTGGGACAGCAAGGCTGCTGGCAACCATGAGCACGATATTACCGAGTTGAAGCAGGCTTCCGGTTATATCATCTTCAACTGCGGCAGCGCCACTTTGAATATCTGAGACCCGATAAAATAAAAGCAACCCCGTCGTGTGTCATACACGGCGGGGATTTCGCTTAAAAGGAGGCTACCTACATGGCTGAATTTAACACACGAATCAGACTCAAACGAGATACGAGCGCAAACTGGACGAACAGTAACCCTGTCATTCTGGACGGGGAAATCATCATTGTCGATACGGCCAGCGGTAGCGTTCGCAGGAAGATTGGTGATGGGACAAAGACCTACTCACAGCTCCCGTTTGACGATGAAGACATCTACAATGCACTTGCAGGGAAATGTGACGCAAGCGTATTTATCAATACCACTTTGGCGGCAGGCAGTTGGTCAAATGGTCAGCAGACGCTGACCGTTGCTGGGCTTGGCGCAGAGCAGAATGGTGTAATTGGCATTTCACAGAGTATTTCTGATGAACAATTTGCCGCAGCTGCGGAAGCCTGCCTGTATGTCTGCTCACAAAGTGCAGGCTCTATCACGATTGCGGCCAACGGAACAGTACCGGAATGTGACATTCCCGTTACCGTGATTTTGCTGTCTTAATGGGAAGGAGGCCTTTATGAACACGACAAACTATAACCTCTATCTTGAAGATGACAGCACGACACGCTTCCTTGACTGGCGCAAAAAGATGAACGGAACCGATAACTCCAATATGGTGAAAATCGATGCTGCTCTCGGTGAGAAAGCGAATAGCAGCGTGGCAGTGAATACAACTTTACTCGCCTCTGCATGGATTGGTGTCGAGGCTCCATACACGCAGGAGCTCACCGTAACAGGTCTTACGGCTTTACAGAATGGGACTATCTCGGTGGCGCACAGTGCCACGGCAGAACAGCGCGAAATTGCCAGAGAAGCAATGCTGTCTGTTATCGGGCAGGAGGATGGCAAGCTGACTATCGCCGCAGATGGTGAAATGCCCGAATTTGATATCCCGGTCTACATCATTTTGTTAGGTTAAAAGGAGGATGATTTCATGCCTATTTTATCAAATTTTCCCGGCGGAGCTGGCTCCGGCAGCGGTGGCGTGACGCTCGGCGCGGTTTCCAATATCAATGTGCTTGTTGCTTCAGGCAAGGTATATGTGAAATGGACTGACCCTTCCGATATTGTGGTATCGGGTTCTACGCTTGCAGCATGGGGTGGAACCTTGCTTGTGCGCAAGGCCGGTTCCGCTCCTAAGAGCCGCCGCGATGGCACTGTAGTACTGGACAGCAAGACGAGAGATGCCTATAAAACATCTTATTTCTGCGACAGCGGTCTTTCCAACGGTGTTACCTACTACTATAAGTTCTTCCCTTATACCACAAATAATGCCTACACAGACAGCGAAGATAATGCATTTACAGCAACGCCTACCGTTCAGGTCACTGGCATTTCAAGCTGGAATGTGACAGGTATGACTGCATCAGAAGAAGCTGGCAACGGCAAAATGACTGTTAAGTGGACTGACCCCGCTGCAAGCATTACATCGGACGGTGTTACACTGGCAACATGGGAAAGCACTACGATTGTTGTTAAGGTTGATGGTTATGCATCCGGTAAGGACGACCCTGGGGCTGCGTTTACACGAAAGGTCACGACTCGCAACCAGTACGCCAATACGCCGCTGACCATTACAGGACTGACGAACGGGACGACTTACTATATCAGTTTCTATCCCGAGACTACAGACGGTGGCATCAATACTTCTACATCTCAGCGGACTACCGGTAAGGCAAACCGTATTACCATTTCAGCAATCCCCTCACAAAGCGGCACATTGACCTATAACGGTAACAGCCAGTCTCCCACTTGGAGCAACTACAGTGCTACCAAGACCACCATTGGAGGAACCACATCAGGAACAAATGCTGGTAATTACAATGCCACATTTACTCCGACTGCGGATTATCGTTGGTCAGATGGGAGCACCACGGCAAAAACAGTTGTGTGGTCAATCGGCAAGGCTGCTGGTTCTTTAAGCATTAGCCCCACTTCTATTACGCTGAATGCCTCCAACAGGTCAAAAACGATTACCGTTACGCGGGTTGGTAACGGTGTTGTCAGTGCGAGTTCCAATAATACGGGCGTGGCAAAGGTGACCGTTTCCGGCACGACTGTTACGGTTTCCAGCGTGAATGACACGACTGGTAATGCGACCATTACCATCAGTGTTGCGGCTGGCACAAACCATACCGCACCCGCCAGCAAGACCTGCGCTGTGACTGCATCCTTCAAGCCTACGGCTTCCACTGCGGCTACTTCTGGCGTGAATTATACATCCGGTCTTTTCGGCGTAGCAGCATCGGATGTAACGCTGTTTGCTGAGGCAATCTCTAACAACAGTAGCATCACAAACGCGACATCCACGGTGTACATTGATTTCGGCAGCGTTCATCGTAAGGTCAGTGTTGGTGACCAGGTGACGCTCGCCCTGAATGGTACGAATTACACCTTTGATGTAATTGGTTTTAACCATGATACGCTGACAACATCTACCGCGTATGGTGCTACCACCAAGACCGGCAAGGCTGGTATCACATTCCAGATGCATGACCTGTTTGCAACGACCTATGTGATGAACAGTTCTAACACAAACAGCGGCGGCTGGAAGAGTAGCGCTATGCGCACCTCGACGATGGTGACTATGAAGGGGTATCTGCCCGCAGCATGGCAGACAGCCATCAAGCCGGTCAATAAAGTTTCCGGCACTGGCGGCGGTTCTTCAAGCGGTACGGAAACAGTCTCCGACAGCTGCTTCCTGCTGGCCGAAATCGAAATCTTCGGTTCCACCACCTATTCCGTTTCTGGAGAAGGAACGCAGTACGCATATTACAAGGCAGGCAACTCGAAGGTGAAGAACAAAGGTGGCTCCGCTGGCGGCTGGTGGGAGCGTTCTCCTCGTTCTGGCGACAGCCGTTATTTCTGTTTTGTCTCCAGCAACGGCACCGCCGGCCCTAACCGCGCCAACGACAGTTTTGGCGTCGCTTTCGGCTTCTGCGTCTAACCTCTCCACCCCGCCGCATTTGCTTTGACGCAGAATGCCCAGTGCGCAAACAAGGGCAGCCCGCTCTCCCCGGTCAGGGGAGACGGCTGCCCGTATGCCGCATTGTGTAAGGGGTACACCCCTTGCGGTTAGAGGTGTGGGAATCCCATTCGCATAAGTAAAACGGAAGAAAAGGAGGAAAGAATGTCCGTATATAAATCAAAGCGCAGTACGAGCGCAATCCAGTATGTCGAGAACGCACGGCAACTACAGGTGTTTACCATCAAGAATTGCGTGAAGTTCCCTAAACGATATACCTATATTGTCGTTCAGAAAATTGCGAATCTTGTGGAAGACATTGACACCCATGTGCGCGTGGCAGAATCAATGATGCCGACCAATCTGCATGAAGCACAGCTAAAGCGTGATGAGCTCACTTACACTTTCGGCTTGCTCAACAGCTTGGATGATAAGCTTCAGCTGATGTATGACATCGTTTCGGACAACCCGAATTTCAAGACGGAGTTTAAGTGGTTGCCTAACGCCATGCTTGAATGGGGTCGGCTCATCCAGAAGGAGCGTGACCTTATTACGGGCGTCAAGAAAGCAGACCGGAAACGGTTCAAGGAAAAATTCAAGGAATACGAAGATAACAGTGTTCCGACAGATTAAGTTACTCTAAGGTCAAGTCTCGTCTTGTTGTGTTCTGTGGGCTTTTGGACTGCTGTGGTGGCTCCGCTAACAACTGGTGGGAGCGTTCTCCTAATTCTGGCAACAGCAATAATTTCTGTAATGTCAACAGCAACGGCAACGCCAACAATAACAACGCCAACAACAGTAATGGCGTCGCTTTCGGATTCTGTAGGTCTATAGGTCAATCAAAGTAACCCTCGTGGCGAAATTTGTACTTCTGCAGAAGGGAGACTTGTTCCTGTAGCATAGTGAAATATGCTCAAAACAGTGTGTCGATGATATGCACCGGATGACGCTTCTTGCATGGCCGATGAATACGGGAATAGTCGGTTTCATGGTGCGGACTACGCAGTTAGAATTCCCGCCTACAATAAGACTGTACGGCACACCCAATTTTCTTGTATATAAGGGATGAGGTATGAACAGTAAGGAAAGACATGAAATCAGATATCAGCGCAGAGTGGCGGCTCGTCAGGCGAAAAGGATTGCCTACAGTGAAAGCTTTGGCCGTTATGAAGATGTGTTCTCCTATGAGCACCTTTATCAGGCGGGCAAAAACTGCTGCAAAGGGGTTATGTGGAAGAATAGTACACAAAGCTATATGAGCCGCATTACCACAAACACCGCCAGCACGCATGACGCATTGTTGCGCAGAGAGTTCAGGAGCCGTGGCTTCCATGACTTTGACCTAATTGAGCGCGGAAAACTACGGCATATTCGGAGCGTTCATATCTCCGAGCGCGTAGTGCAGAGATGTCTTTGCGACAATATACTTGTCCCTGTGTTTTCTCACTCATTTGTTTTTGATAACGCCGCAAGCCTGAAAGGCAAAGGTGTTGATTTTGCTATGGACAGGCTGGATAGGCACCTGCATAGATTCTATCGAAAGTTTGGCGTCGAGGGCGTAGAATCTGGCGGTGTTCTCACGGGCGATTTTTCCGATTTCTTTAACAGTGCGCCGCACTCTATTATCTATAGAGAAGCGGAACGCAGGATACATGACGATGATGTGCGTCGTATTGCCTGCCAGTTCATGGAGGATTTTGGAGATGTTGGTTTTGGGCTTGGCAGTCAGGTATCGCAGATAGATGCGCTTATGGTCGCAAGCCCGCTTGACCACTTCATAAAGGAACAGCTACACATCAAATACTATGGAAGATATATGGATGACTTCTATCTGATACATGAGAACAGAGAATATCTGAAATATTGCATGGAGGAAATCAGAAAGAAGTGCAAGGAATACGGATTTGTTTTGAACGAGAAGAAGACAAAGATAGCGCCGCTGCGCAAGGGAGTCAAATTCTTGAAAACGAAGTTTTTCCTGAACGAAACCGGTGCGGTCATTCGCAAGATGAACCGAAAATCACCGGTCAAGATGCGGAAGAAACTCAGAATATTCCGAAGATGGATAGATGAAGGAAGGTTCACTATCACAGATGTAGAGACAGCCTATCAAAGCTGGCGCGGACATATGATTCGTGGAAACAGCACGCTTGTCTTGCGGAAGATGGATGCTTTCTACAACAGTTTATTCAAGAACAAGGAGGATTCAGGACATGGTAAAGTTTCTGAAGAACGGCAGCTTGCTCGCGCTTGTTGAGCAGCCGAACTGGGTCTACCTGCAGGAGAACGGCGCCTATGGCCTGTGTGATTATGAAAACGCACAGGGCGTCGCTATCAATGGTATCGTCTATAACCTTGCTGGAAACCTCATCAGTGAGAACGGCGAAGTCGATTTCAAGGATATTCCCAGCGGTGAATATATGATGCAGCAGGATAAGGTCGCTGCGCAGAATGCAGCAAATTTGGACTACCTTTCCATGATGACCGGCTATGACCTGCCTATGGAAGAGCAAGCTGAAGCGCAGGCTGTAAGCGTAGGCGACATTGAGGGTGAAGCTGTCTACGATGACACGGTGGATGACCCGGCCTATGTTGCTACGGAAGAGGAGGAAAACGCCAATGAATGAGCATAGTGCAAGATTTGAAAAAGTCAAAGGATACTATGACCGTCGCCTTTGGAACCGGCAGATGGTGATGAATGCCGTTGGCAAATGGATTACAGCTGAGGAAGCAGAAGAAATCCTGAGCGGTGGAAATGCGTAAGAAATAAAAAGTGGGAGCCGTGCTACACCAGCAGGCTCCCACAATGCATTTATGGCATATAAAACTTGGCTTTTATACAGAAGGTGGTGATTAACATGAGAATGTCCAAAAGAGAGTATCAGCTTAAGATGGCTGAGATTCGCAGGGAAAATGTTCAAAAGCAGTACAAGCAATCACTCCGCGAAGAAAAACGGAAATATGATACCAAGCGCATCGAAACAAGCAAGCTGCTTGCTATTTACCTCTTCGTGTTATTTAACGCCGTAATGATTTATGCGATGGCGGCTATGTGGGTACTTCATGATTTAACCTATCTCGGTGTCCTTATCACCGACATTGCCGCACAGGTTCTCATCTATGCGATTTATTGCCTGAAAGCGTATTGTGCGAAGAAGCAGAGCGAAAATGTGAAGCTGCGTAGAGAACGCTACGCTGGCATATCTGGCGAAGAGAATAACGGGTCGTTGAATGAGATTCTTTCCGCCAGTGCTGATAGCACCGAGCCAGTGCCGTTTACAAACGGTGCAACCGTCAATGTATATGATTACGGTGCCGACAATGGCTCCGTTGGATAACGGACAAAGGAGTGATGTATCGTGGCGTTTAAGATGCGAACCAGCAAACCGGAAGCGGGCAATAAGTATTACATAACCAAAGCAAATGGCGGCTACTCCGATGCCATTAAAGGCAGTCCCACAGATAAGGACTGCGATGTCCTTTCTAACTGTGTAGGGTATGCTTACGGACGATTTAACGAAATTGGCGGGTACGGATACTGCAAGTACCTAAGACCCGTGAATGCAGAGAACTTCATTCAGTATAAGGGAACCTCTCTGAAAACAGGACAGACACCGAAACTTGGTGCCTGCATGGTATGGCAGAAAGGCGCTACGCTGAACGGCTCTGATGGGGCGGGTCATGTTGCTATTGTTGAGAAGGTTGTAAGTGATACGGAGGTCTATACATCCGAAAGCGGATGGGGCAGTTCCAATCCATTTTGGAACAAGACAAGAACAAAGGGAAACGGTAACTGGGGTCAAGGAGCTGCGTACAAGTTCCTTGGCTTTATTTATAATCCGGCTGTTTCAGATGAGAAACCGGTCACTATCGTTCCCTCGACAAGTGGAGGAAAAATGAAATACAGTTCAACGAATAGACCGTTGGAATGCATGATGACCCAGAGTACTTGCTACAAAGGGACAAGCACCATGACCGTCAAAGGCGTTCTTTGGCACAGCACCGGTGCAAACAATCCGAATTTGCGGCGCTATGTCCAGCCGGATGATAATGCTGCAAACAGAGCAGAGCTTTTGGCACTTCTCGGCACAAATGGGAACCGAAACGACTGGAACCATATTAACCGTCAGGCTGGCCTGAATTGCTGGATTGGTAAATTGGCGGACGGGACTGTCACTACAGTACAGACTATGCCGTGGAATTATCGCCCGTGGGGCTGCGGCTCTGGCAACAAGGGTTCCTGTAACAATGGTTGGATTCAATTTGAGATTTGCGAAGACGGTTTGAACGATGCTACATATTTCAACAAGGTCTACAAGGAGGCCTGTGAAATTACGGCATATCTTTGCAAAATGTTCAATATTGACCCAAACGGAACAGTGAATATGAATGGTGTATCCGTTCCTACAATTTTATGCCATGCAGACAGTCATGCGCTTGGGCTTGGCTCTAACCACGGCGATGTCAACCACTGGTTCCCGAAGTTTGGTAAGTCTATGGCGACGGCTCGTGCCGATGTCGCTGCGTTAATGAAAACCTCTGGTAGCGTTGCACCTACACAGCCGACAAATCCGACCACGCCGACAACCAGCGCATTTAAGGCGGGAGATGTTGTTAAGATAATCGGAACACAGTATTACTCCGGTCAGTCAGTTCCTGGTTGGGTTCGGGCAAAGAACTGGATTGTGCATTCTGTAAGTGGAAATCGTGTTGTTATCAACAAAAGTGAGGACGGTAAAAACTCTATTATGAGTCCGTTCAAGGCCTCTGACCTTGCACTGGCAAACGCAAAACCGACCACGCCAACAATACCGTCTACTCCGTCCGCTCCCTCTGGTAATACAAACGAGGAAATCATTTGGAACTTCTTGCTTGGCAAGATTGGGAATGAATACGGCGTTGCAGGTATGATGGGCAATCTCTATGCCGAGTCTGGATTACGCCCTGAAAACCTCCAGAATGCCTATGAGAAGCGGCTTGGATATACAGATACTTCCTATACCGCTGCTGTTGACAATGGCACATACAAAAAGTTCGGGACTGATAGCGCAGGTTACGGCTTGGCACAATGGACATATCACACAAGAAAGAAAGCGCTACTTGCTTTTGCTCAGAGCAAGAAGAAATCTGTTGGAGATTTGGGTATGCAGCTTGAATTCCTGTACAAGGAATTGAGCGAGAGCTATAAGGGCGTTTTTGCCGATTTGAAATCCGCCAAGACCATTCTTGCCGCATCCAATTCCGTGCTGATGAAATTTGAGCGTCCTGCGAACCAGAGTGCGGCAGTTCAGAATAAGCGTGCGGCATACGGTCAGAAGTTCTATGACAAATACGCAGGCAAGACTCCGGTTGTGCCCGAACAGAAACCTTCTGCGGTTCCGTATCGTGTGCGTGTTACGGCGGATGTACTGAACATTCGCAAGGGTGCCGGTACGGGATACCCCGTGGCCGGTCAGATTAAGGGCGGTGGGGTTTATACCATCGTCGAAGAGAAAGACGGAACTGGCGCCAAATCATGGGGAAAGCTTAAAAGCGGCGCTGGGTGGATTTCTCTTGATTATACAAGCAGAGTATAACGCTCTGCCAGAAAAAGAAATGGAGGTACGATTATGGATTGGTTGGAGATTCTGAAGTACATCGCAGCAATCGCTTCCGGTCTGGCAGCCGCCATTCCTCTCGTTATTCAGCTTGTGAAATACATCAAGCAGGCTGTCAAGGAGAAGAACTGGGGCGTTGTTCTGGACAAGGTTATGAAGTTGATGGAGACTGCCGAGACTAAGTTCAAAGACGGTGCAGAACGAAAAGAGTGGGTTCTGGCGATGCTCAAGGCGAGCGCCGATGGCATTAACTACGACATTGATTATGACGCAATTGCCGACATGATTGATAGGCTGTGCGACATGAGCAAGGTAATTAACCCTGCCACACCCGCAAATAAGGTTACTGCCAAGAAGGAAGAGGGGAAGTAACTTTATTCAGGAGGTGCTCATATGACTGACCAGGAAACTGTTATGCTTATTGAGACGGAACAGAGATGCAAGTCCAATACGCATAGAATTGATAATCTGGAAAATGAGCTGAAGGAAATCCAAAGCGAACAGAAAGCCATCTACAAGATTGCTACTTCTGTTGAGCTTATTGCACAGCGTGTCAGCAACATTGAAACGAAGGTGGACGACACAAACAGTAAAGTCGATGCACAGGCGAAAGCTTGGCAGGAAACCGAGCGTAAGTTGTCGGAAAAGGTCAATGATGCTGAGAACAAACCGTACAAGCAGATTGCCAGCAATGTGAACTCTATCAAAGTTGCAGTTATCACCTGTATCTGCACTTTGCTTGTGAGTGGTATCATCGGTGCAATCGTCATGTTTGGCAAATAATTATCCGAGGATATTTTGTGGGTATGAATATTCTCAGTTGAGGAAATGTGCGAAAATAAATTAGGGCAGGTTCGGAAATTACTCCGTTCCTGCCCTATTTTTTGCGCTATTTATTTGTAGGGGTCAAAGTGTGCGTTCGCTTTGAGGTTGTTTAACTGTCCATTATAAATTCAGCTTTTGAATGTTCACTTATAACAGCGTTGTTTAATCTAAACAGCGGTCTTATAAACAAACATTTCTATGTATGCGCCTCGGGTTGAGTAGTTTCACGAGGCTTAAAAGATGTTGTATGTTGATTGTATAGCTAAGCCGCTTCATACGGTGATCCGGATTCTTTTCATTATACGAATTGATATCTCGGCTCCTGCAGGATCGAATTTGCTGCATCCGCTCTTCCTTATCAACATCATTGATGCGCTGGATCATTTCAAGAGCTTCTTCTGCATCGATCACAACATGTCCACCATAGAGATTTGGTAGGTCCTCAAAGAAAACGAAATCTGTCTGCTTGGGATCAATGATTAAGAACTCCAAATCCTCCATGGGATACTTATGCAGCAGGCTGACGATAATCGAATACAGGAAAATGGTTTTACCTGAGCCTGTTGTACCCGCAATAAGCATGTGGGGGGCCTTAGCAAGGTCAACGATTTCAAACCTTCCATCTGCCTTTTGCCCTGCAACAAAGTCAAGGTCACCTGAGGAGCCATCCAACAGGCTCAGATGCTCCAAAAGACTGATAGACTTACCTGCACCGGCAAAGGGTACATCAACTGAAAGATACTTGGTTCCCTTGATATGATCAATCAGAATTTCTCCATTTGCCTCAAGCTGAATGCCAATATCAGTCTTGAAGCGTTCCAGAGTTCTTATTGTTTCTCCAGACTTTAGCTCAACAGAAAACCTCGTAAAGCGTGCAGCCTCTTGAACCATATCAGGATCTACAGGATACGCGTTGATACCATAATCGCGAAATACCTTATTGATTTTTGCACACTTTTCTCGAATGTCAGTACGTTGAAGCTCGACTACAGTCTCGTCAGTTGCAGGCACAGGAGAGGCAGACGCAACAGGGATATTGGAAACGGCAACAGGCATGGTGGCAGGGACAACCGGGGATTGCACAGGCTGGGCTTCTTCGGGCGTGGACTCTGCCGCACTTGCCTCACGTGGCTCTTGAGAAGGAGCGACAACAGCCGTATCTTCTTCCTGGGGGGCCGGATTAAACGGGCCTGCTTCACGAGCAAAGGCACTATTAGCAAGAATAGCCTGAACCTCACTACTGCCAATAGTTATCAGAGTATAGTCCTTGCCAACATAATCATCAATGCCTTTATAGATCTTTTCAGAGCTCTCGGTGTTTTCAAAATCGACGAAGGCGATATTTCTGCGAATACTTACGTTATATTCGCCGGCGAAAAGGTCATTCAGCATATTGCTGTAGCGAAGCTTGCTTGCCGGATCAAGCGCAGCCTGGAACAAGCACTCAAAAACCTGCTCTCTTAATATTTCACGACGTGAAATCGTAGTGATTTTCTCTGTTTTCCCAAGCATTTCCTGAGTGAGGCCCTCAAGCGCCGTAACCTGCTCCACAGCATGTCCAGAAATCGTATCTCCATCAAGAGTGAAGGCGTTTGGGTTGTCTGAGTAGGTTTTTACCTCAATAATGTCGACGAGTGCATCTGTGTCAGACTCAAGATTGATGCCAATCAAGTCGGGCAGCTTGCCGTCCTCACGGTCTGAAAGCCATTCCTGTGCAAGCTGAGTATCTAGGCCAACCAGTATTGCAGCAGGGTGCTGCCGCTTGTAGTGGATTGCAGCCAGTGCTATTCCTAAGCTCCCCTTGCCGTGGTTGGTATCGAATATACGATTTGAGGTATGCGAAACGATGCTCAGCAGACCATCGTCGTTAATCTCACGGACTGCCTCGATAATCTCCTTTACGCCCTCCTCCTTCGGGACAAAGTTGCCTAAGCGCTTTACAAGGGTATCGTACCCAAGCACAAATTTTCTGCAGTTGCTGGAATAAATACCAATGGAGCGATAATCGTTTTCCCTATAAAACAGTTTTTCACTAGCTGCCCTCAGCGAGATATCCCAGCTTTTTAGACTTTGATCCAAGATCACCAGCCAGTCGCATTTATCTAAGAAAGCATCGTAGGTTTCTCTCTTGAGCGGAGTATAAAAGCTTGTGCTTGTATGACTGAAGGTTGAGGGGTGCTCATTTAACTTCTCTATGATGCTGGCATAGACGGTAAAGATCCCGCCTTCGCTCGCAGGACGGATTTCTACCTTTTCATCAATCGGATTGTACTTATATACCTTTGGTACGCAAAGAGGGTGAATGTGAATTTGGCGGTTGTTTTGAGCAGTTTCGATCTTAACCTCATTGGGATCAAAGATGATGAGCATATGCTGCTCGCGGCTGAGCTCGCTCAGTATTTTGCTGTAGGAATATTTGTGATGAGCTATCGTAAGCTTAAAGTTGAGAGATCGACGCCCCTTGATTCTCCCCAGCATTCCGTCATTTAGAGAATCGTCATCTATCTCAATCCAGCTTGCGGAGACCTCCTTCGTGTGGAAAATGGAGATCTCAATTCCGTTGATGTTGAATTCCTTGTCACTGTTCAAGGCCTTCAGCATAGAAACGATTACTTCCACAGACGGAGGATCTATAACGCAGAGCTTTAGCATCATCCCCGCATGAGGATAAAGGCAAAGGTACCGAATGATCGCCTGCTTAAGAGTATCAATGCCGCTTTCACTTTGGTTGATCTGCGGTACATTTGAATAAACCGGAAGCATACCGATTCTACCGGAAAGAGGAAGAAATGCAGCCCCACGGTACGCAATGGTAGCGGGAAGCAATGCAACGGATAAGGGGTCGGGAATGTCCTCAGCCTTTCGGATAATAAATGCTTTATCCTCGTCACTAAGCTGCGCCTCTCCGATTTCATTGACACCCTTGCTCGAAAGAATCTCTTTGGCAAGCTCTACATACTTCCAAAGATACATGGGATGCATAGGCGTAGGGATTGCGTGGGCCTTCGTCTCCCCAACGACAAAAACATAATCCAAGGACATAATTGTATTAATGATTTCCTTGGCGTTGGACGGCGCGATTGCCCAGATTTTAGGGAACTCGTCGTTTATTGCAGTAAGAAGTCCTGCATATGCGGTGAGATATTTATAGAACTTATCGAACTGTGCAAGGACCTGCAGCATCGGTGCATCCTGTAGGCGCTTGCTGAAGGGCAGGATTTCCTTTCTTGCGTCAAGGAACCGCTTCAGCCGTACAGAAATCGTTTCGCCATCCGAAACAAGCGCTGCAATGCGTGTCAGACTGCTCCAAACCGGATCAAGAATTGCCGGACTAAACGGAATTCTCTCAAATTTATCAAGGTCACGAATGGCCTCGTCCGGTGCCTGAACCTCAGCACGAATAATACCGCCAAAGTCAGAATCGGACGACATTTCTTCAGCAATTCTTTCCGTTACGGGCTCCGTCTTGAACTGAGCCCTCCCGCCGTCAACATCAACCTCAACTTTTTCGGCTTTTTTTGTGTTTGCGCGCTGATCAATATCTCGCTCCAGCTGCACCAGTATATCGGAAATCTGATCCTGGTTGTCATCGAAGATTAATTGCGCAGCCAATGCAGTGGGCTTTATAGTCGTACCTCGTCTGGGTGGTGGAGTGGGATTCTTTTTCTCCTTTGCAGCCTTGAGGCACTCCTCAACCTCAGATAATTCCATTTGGCCAAGAAGCGCAATGTCCTTTGTCTTATAGTAGCTTAGAATGCGGCGGGGCGTTTCCTTTATTCCTGTAGCCTTAGCATAGTAGTTTGTAATGCTTTGACGCTCAGCCTGCTCCAGATTACTTAGCCTTTCGACGATTCCGTGGTTGTGCTTAATCCTCGCCACAAAATCATCCTTTGAAGGATTTCTGCTGTCAAGGCTCTTGTCAGAGCAGAGCCCCAGACGATAATAGTTCTCCTTAATTGCTTCAGGGAGCTTATCCGCAGGGGCTGAGATCAAAAGCTCCAGATACTCAAGCACACGTTCAAAGCTTAGGATACTACGGATGGGCTTACTCCGAAGAGCCTGAATAAGCGCCTCGATCACGGCATTTGTTCCAGCAAGGTCCTTCCTTGCGAGATCGCAGCTTTTCGTATAAATGCGCTCCAGTGTAATTTCTGGGAACCATCGTAGAGATGACATCTTTTCCATTTCTGCGCGCTTGATAATCAGGACTCTGAAAATGCTTTCATCACCAGAGTTGCGCAACTCCTCGGCCTTTTCTACGGTAAAATCATAAGAGAGCTTTTCACTTTGGGGGAGCTCACTTTCAATACGAGCCCTTGTCGCAGTAGGAAAGCCCAAGAAGAACAAGGCAGCCTTTCTTTCGGAAGCTAGGCCCTGTACAAAAGAGACGTAATCAAAGTCGGGAATGTTGACAAGCGCCACACCATATTCCTGAGCCCTTGCGCGGTCATTAACAAGCTGCGTTATTACCTTAGTCAGCAGTGTTTTCTCCATATCAAAGCCTCCACCCGATTAATGTAACTCCATCGGCATATCGTTTTCCCATACCCAGGGAAATATAAGTATTGGCTATAGCTTGAGAGTTGATGCTCAAATCACCACGTAGATCGCCGGGAGTTGATTGAGCTATGTTATAGGTCTCGAGAATACTGTACTCTGTCTCAGCATCAGATCCAATTAAGATGTTGTATGCAGAAACCAGCTTTTCGCTTAACTCCTTAAGTTCAATTCCATCCTCGAGATCATCCTTGCTCAGCGCACTTAGAGTAACGGTTTCCAGCGTAAAGCTATTAATCAGATAACGCTTGATATTCGCACGGTTGCCTCTTGGACCAATCAAGCCACATCTGACGCCCAGCACTCTACAGAAGGCAGAGGGGGAATTGTTCTTGTACTCAAAGGTGTATAGAGCAATCTGGAGGGCTCTTGAGAGCGCGAGCCTTGGCGACCCATCCTCGCCAATGAAGCTATCATAATAGCTCTTTACAGCCTTTCTAATGCTTTCCTCTCGATTAACAGAGGAAAATACCATGCTATCAATCCAGCGCTGGCATTCATCAACAGTATCGGAGGGGATTTCCTCCTTCAAGGTCACATCAATTGAGTTGATAAAGAAATCCTCAACAGTTTTTTTGGCTAACGTATAGGCCTGCTCACTCGCCTTTTTTATCGACTCAAGGTCCGCACCGGCATCAAGAAGAATAGGGGGATTGCTCCCACCGTATGCCGCAGCATTACCCTGTGTTAAGTAGATAAAGGTTGAAAACATAGCGAAGTTAATGATCCTTCGCATGACCAAAAGGCTATTTCTGTTCTCGCCCGTCGCTATGATGTTATCAGCAAGCCGATCAAAGCCGTTCCGCAGCCTCTCCTTGCAGCTATCCCAACGTACTTCGCTATCCTCAGGATATTGAATTCCATGGATGCTGCGCTTTTCCTTATCCGAGGGGGCAGTAAGAATTGGCTTAATAAGCTTTGTGAGATCATCTGAATCATTGCTTAGAGCATCCTGCAGCAGTGAAATAGCAGGAGACCGCTTACCGTTAAGCTCCTTTGCGAGTATTTCAAAAATGAAGTCGCCGATACGCGCTTCGGAGTTCAACCGCCCCTTGATCATCCAGTGGGACGAAATGTCCATAACCGAAAAATCATATTGTGGATAGAGTGTATTGTCCTGGTTGAAGATCTCACCCAAGAAATAGCGCAGCTGCTTGATATTTGCCGGCTTTTCTTGCTCACCCTTTTCTAATATGCATGCGTAATCAGACACTATCTTCTCTGATGGAATGGCATCCTTTCTCCCATCACTAATGACCCACTCGTGCACATCCCTTGTATCACAGGTTTCTCCGATACAGGCACGGAACAGCCCGTTTGCTATATGAGGAGGCTTTGTCGAGTTGGAGGTCGGATTAAAGCCAAGATAATCCTGGCAAATCTTATCGCCTATGCGCTTTAGGGTATCTGCAGCCATTATTCCTCACCCTCCTCAAAATCGTATTTCCCATCCTGTATTAGCACCGTCTTTTTACTGCTGTTGATTCTGCTCGCTAAGATTATCTCCCCGTCATCGTTTTCTTCAGCATATCCATAATTGTCTAGCTGCTGAAGGAACATCGCTGCCGCCTGCTCGTACTGCGGGGCCAACAGGCCAACAGGGTAGCCATTTTCAACGGCATCTAGTGTTCTTAAGAAGTCGGCATCCAGTGTCAATACGGGAAGTTCTCCGTCTTTAGGCTTCAGAATAATGTGATTCGGCATATATTCCATGCCCTGCAGCCAATCCGCCGGGCGAGGCATTTTTATCTCAAGCTCGCTCGTATCAACGGATTTACTAGATACGGCTACGGCAGCCTCCTGGCTGAGATCGTATCTATGCGTGGTCCAAATGTGCAGTTGCTTCTTATCATCCGATGAGGGCAGAAACAGCTTGTTTATAGAGCGGACAAGCCGTTCCTTAATCTTCTTCTTCTGAGAGTCAAAGGACGTGAAAATCTCCATGCTCTTGCGGATTTCCTCTGGCTGAAGCCTGAGTAAGCCTTGACCATCAAGATTTTCAAAGTAATACTTTCTCTTAACCTCCTTAAAGCATTCGACGGCTGCATCAACATCATCCTCAAAGGAGGGATCATTTGGCCATTTCTGAGGAGGCTCCAGGAGCCAGCCTTCGGTTATGCCTCCGTTCCAAAGCTTCTCGTCAAGTGATGGCACAGAAAGAAAGACAGGATCAAACTTCTGAATAGAGCGAAGCAGGTCATTCGAGCCTTCAAATATCGCGGAGTAATACAATAGATTTTCATATTCATCCATAGTGCAGGCTGTAAGCATAAATGAAAGCGCACCGAGGATATCCCTTACTGCAAAATGCTCACAGTCGGACGCTGCCAACTCCAGCAAGGAAACAACCTGCCTTTTTATTTCCGCAATTTGAAGGGCGCGCAGATTATACTGCAGGGCTGGATTGTATACCGGCTCACTGGAAAGCAACACGGTCATTTTTGTCACAAGGGCATCAAGCAGCTGATTATCCCGTGTAAGAAGATTCCTTTCGTTCAGGTCAACGACAGCAATATGCTTAATCGGCTCAGAAATCTCATACGTAATAGCCGTCTTCTTCGCCCGCATTATTTCGCTGAGAATATCAGGATCAATCCGCTTTATCTCCTTGCACAGTAGCAAAAATGGATATTCATTGATAGCAAGCACAGCAGGTCGCTTTTCTTTATAGAGATCAACAATGGCTCTGGCAACCTCATCATATCGCGTAACCTCATTAAAGTCAGTCTCAACGAATGCGTTATTTCTGGCTATGCAAGCCTCTATGGCCTTGATAATATAGGTCTTTCCATCACCGGGATTTCCGGTTAGGAATACGAGCTTGTGCTTATCAAGCATGTTGGAGACAAGCTGTTCGACGCCAGATGGGATGTGAAGAAAACCAAGCTCGTCCTCATTCATATGGTCAGAATAGCAATTCTTCCCGTTATATAGCTTCTTGATAAAATCGAGCTTCGACATAGTTGCCTCCTTACATGCTTCCAAGCAGAAAATCATCCACTCTGAAATCGTTCAGCCGCTGGATAATATCCACTGTTGTTAATCGCCTTGTCAGCCAGCGATCATACCAATAATCAATCAGCGCCTGTGTTCCTTGCGCAACCTCTTCTTCGCAATCAAGATTGAAGCCATAATCCGCAGTGCTTGCATAGCCCATCAAATAGTCCTTCGTGTTTTTGGCCAGATCAATAGAGTATACAATACGTGGAGAATAATGCTTAAGAAACGCATCAGCGCGGATTCCAATGGAGCTTAAGCCTCTACTGATCATCCGGAAGCGAGGACTTGTCCCTTCCCCAAAAACATGATTAATTCGCTTCCCACCATCCTGCAGTTCAAGAATCTTGGAGAACAAGGCGGTAGTTTCCTTTGAGAAGAATACGGTGCCATAGCCCTCCGTTACTCCCATTTCACGGAACTCAAGCAGGCTACCATTATTCAAGGGCACTTTTATGCGATTGTACTGGCTGCTGCCGACGGCATATAGGCTGGTAGTACCTAAATACACTAGATGGCTATCGCGGATTACCCGCTCACCCTTCATCCTGGAAGCGATTTCGCTGATTTGCCTCTCATAACGATGAGTATAATCGCTGATCACTCTCGGGCTGCAAGCAAGAATGCTTACAAGCTTACCGCCTAAGAGCTGATTATACGGCGGGATGGATCCGCAAACGATAATGTCCATCATATTTGAACCGATTTTGCATTTCCTGTTCGCTATCAGCGCAGTATAAATTGCTTTGCGTCCAGCTTCAGATGCAAGTAGAGATAGAAGCTTGTCCTCATTGCTTTGCCCAACAGCATTGTTAAATGCTATTTTTGTTTCCAAGAGCTTGGCCAATTCGGACGCGCGCTTCCGCTTAAAGAGATTACTCCTTGCTTCCTCCCGCCAGTCAGGAGCTATTTCATTGTTTCTGTTGTTTATTGACCTTTCGGAATACTCCGCAGCTATGGCATAAAGCTCATCGACCTGCTCCCGATGGGGGTATTTGGTCTGCTTATAATAACCAAGATCACCGGTATATATTTCCGAAATTGCTGTATTGACATTTTTGACGAGAAGCGGAAAAAGACGGTCTGCGTACGCTTGTCTACGCTTTAGATACTCCTCATCGGTTTCAATAGGTGCTTGGATTTTGACCTTAACCGTTTTCCCGTCAGTTCCACTTACGGTTTGCTCGCAATACTCCGTGTGAACCCGCTGAGACAATTCCTTCTTGATAGCTTCAACTGTCCAGCCAATATCATCATCCCGAACAGTAAGATTTAGAACGGAATTTCCCAGAGCAAAGATACCTATGATGGGATGATATGGCTGCAACCTGTCCCGAACAAGATAGTAAATATTCCTTCCAGGCATTGTCTTGTAGGGAATAGACCACGTATAGCGGAAATACCTCCAAATATCTGAAAGCTTAAAGCCCGAATGCTCATCTCTATCGCCTGTTACCATTTGAATATATGGCTCGCAGACCTGACGCCCCTCTTTAATTGCAAGGATGAGAGCGTCTTTATTCCCAATCAAGTATCTAATTGATACTGGAGCGCCATTATAGCTTCTCTCGGTCTCCATGTACTTAATGAAGCGGGCAACGCTTTCACTTTTGAATTGTGCATTGCGCTCTGCGCTAAGTCTATAGCGAATTTTCTCCTTATCATCAATGCTATCATTTTCCATTTTCAATGTAAGCTGATGGTCTTGAAAATCAAAAATCCAGCCTTGAAGGGAAAGATCAACAAGCACGCTTAACGCCGCCATATACTTCTGACAGTCAAGGTCGCTCTCTCGTGCGGCTTCAGAAACACGTCGAAGTTCATCACTAATAATTCGAGCCCTATTCATGGGTAGTGTGTCTTCTAAGCGCAATGTAAGTCGGCGAAACCGTTCTTGGTATTCTTCGCTCAAAGCAGGGCGAAACACCTCTGAGGCAATGGTTTGTTCTCTATTTTTATTAGATGCTTTCATGCATTTCCTGCTTCCCGAATAAGGCAAGGTTGTCGATGCCTGCATTCAATAATTGTTTATAGCAAAAAACTGGGTGAGCGCTATTTTAGCAAGTACTTTTTCTCTGCGCCACGGCCAACTACCTGCACGAGCTCCATATTCCGCATCTGCTTCATGAGCTCAAAAGCGCGGGTCTTTTTGATTCCCAGCAGCGTTTGGACCTCCTCATCCGTGACCTGGCCGTGCTCGGAGATATAGTCGAGCACCTTCTGCATTTGCGCGGTCACTGGCGAAGCCTGCTTCGGCGCGGCGGCGGCCACGGCGTTCATATTGGGTAAAACAATTTTGAACGTATTGGGGGTCACTTCGATTTGCGGCTGCTCGGGGCAATCGGCATACAGATTGAATATTCTGCGAATGCCGGTGCCGTAACTTTCAATTAGACGCAGACGATGGAACACCTCTGCAAGATTCTTGTTTCTGGGCTGAGAGATACCTGAACGAATATCGTCTGGGGAAAGGCCGGGAAGAAGACCGCCGAGAGAAATAAACTCCATTTTGTTGTCGGTGACATTGATTATGATACTGCCACTAAAGCTGTAATCGCGGTGGACAATCGCATTAAGCAGAGCCTCACGGATAGCTTCTTCAGGGTAATCCTGCTTATCCGTCCGTATCACACCTTTGATTACTGAGCTCGTTTTATTGCATAGTGCCAAATAGTTTACGGCATCTTCGAATTGCTTAAATATCGAACCCGTGAACTCCTTGCTATCCCGAAACACGGTACGGGCATCATCGCTGAACACAGCAATTTTTGTTGTGTGTGCGCACTGATCGGAGAGGAGCAAGGCAAGATTGGTATAAATGCCGTCTTTCTTTTGTGTAATACCAAGAGACCGATATTTTTCTGTACCCCATTCCACACCGTAAAGACTGAACGCTCTTTGGGCCGCTTCAAAAGTCAGCTCCTGCTCCATGGAGCGCATTTCCTCAAACGTATCGCCGTCGCTTTCCTTGATCATCTGACGAATCTGATCGGGGGACGCCGGCACGCTGGAGGTGCCCTGGCGCACGTAAACGCCGCTGGGCTTCAGGCCTTTTCCTTTAAGGTAGTAAGGCTTGTTGGTGCCTTCGCTTACCGTTATGCGCACCACCTTGTTTTCCTGGATCGTGAAGCGCACGAACATTGTGACGTCCGGCATAATGGCGTCACGGATGCCGTTGGTGATACGGGTATATTCCTGATCTACATCCGTCAGTCCGACGGCGTTGCCGTTGTTGTCGATACCAACGTACACAATGCCTCCATCCGTATTGGCGAAGGCAATTACTTCTTTATAGATATCCTCGGTAAACTGAGATTTGAATTCGATGTTCTCGGTCTCAATATTCATCAGAGCGCCTCCTCATAAGAAGTCTAACTATATTATACTCACAAAATTCGCTTTGTCAACCGGAATAGTCGAATTTTCGGTGAATATTCACTTATTCAACGTGAACAATCAGCGTGTTCGTCCCCAAAAAGGAATACAGCTCTTTTCTGGAAGCAAAAAAAGGACCTCCTCTGCGTAAGCAAAGGAGGCCTCAATGGATTGAATATCAACTTTTCAATAGATTTTGCCGTTCAAAATACCAACTTTTCAATAGAAAAGAAGGCTGTAAAAATACACTTTTCAAATTTTGCTGCTGATCCTACCCCTCCAAGAAGCTCTCGAACGGTGCGCCGTCGCTCAGGAAGGTATCCATCATAAACCGTGCGCCGAGGCGGAAGCCGGTGATGAAGGTGTCCAACTCGCATTCGCCCATGAACTCGGCGTAGGCATTGCAGAAGCGGAGGAACAGCACCTTGTTTTCCCCGGCGAGCTGCTCGGTGAGCTTTTCCTCCAGATTGTTCAGCGAGTCGGACGCCTTTTTCACAGGGCTCTTGGGACGGTAGCCGCGATCCTGCGGGTCGATGTTGCCGTAGTACAGCTCCTCGATGATATTTCCCCTCATTGCCCGTCACTCCATTTCTGCAGCTCCCAGAGCCGGTCAATGTGGCGGCGGGACTTGCGGGTGGTTGTGTTGTGCTCCTCCGAGGAGAGCCAGTCGATCAGATAGCACTTCGGGATCATGTACTTGTTCTGCAACGCCAGGGCGCGGAGCTTTCCGAATCGAATCCACTCGCAGACCGTGTGGCGGTTGTAGCCGGTAAACTCCACGATGGCGGACACGTCGATCACGTCCGGATAGTCGGCCAGCTTGCTTTCATAGTAGCGCCGCGTCTTCTGCGGATCGTTGGGGAGGGGCGGCTGAATGCGGATCCTGTAGGGCTTCACGTCTTCGTTTCCGTATTTGTACCAGCTGCTCGGCACGATGTACCGGCTGGGGTTGACCTCCCGGTTGATCATAAAGTCGATGACGTCGCTTTTCTTGATGGCGTAGCAGCGGGTTTTCTTCCCGGTGCAGACATGGGGAATCAGATTGAACTGCAGCAGATAGTGCGCCGTCCGCTTGCTGATATGGCAGACCTTGCGCAGCTGCTCCTTGTTCATGATCTCAGGGTATTGGGCAAATTCCTTTGCATCGTATGTCATGACGAAGCTCCTTTCCGTTTTTTGCGGTCCGAAAGGGTGCTTCATCGGCGCTGTAGGGTCTCTGTTTTCTTGCATGGCTTCTTGCAAACGCGCAAGAACGGCGACTTTTTACGCAAGAACGCGGTTATATTTGAACTCTGGGCTGGTTCAAAGCGCCTCTGGCAGATACAGGTCGGAATGTCCGCAACTCCTTGCGGCGCCTGGGTTTTCGGCATTTGACGAGGCTGCCCGTAACGACCTGCTCCAACCGCGTATCTGCCAATGATAGACAACACTCGAAATCAGTTTGCGAGCAATCGCACATGGGTTCGAATCCCATCCTCTCCGCCAAAAAAGTCCAGTAAGCTCAAGGGTTTGCTGGACTTTCCTTTTTTGTCCGACTCCTTGAATTTTCCGATTTTCGCGTTGGAACGGCGTTAGAATTGGCCGTTTTTGCGTTAGAACAGCGTGTTTTTTTAGTCAAAAACCCGGGTTCAAATCCGGTTCGGTTATTTTGTCCTGCTCGGTTACATTTTCCCAGCGGCTCCCGAAATCATCTGACCTCGGAAGAAGCATTCCTTGCTCCATGGCCTGCGCCGAGGATATTTTGGATCTGTAGTCGAGGTGGGCATAAATATTAGCGGTCGTGCTGAAATCCGAGTGGCCGAGCCATTCCTGGATTTGCTTTAACGGCACGCCGTTAGCCAGCAGCAAGCTGGCGCAGCTATGGCGAAGATCATGAAACCGCATCTTCGGCATCCCGTGTTTTGCTATGTACTTAGGAAAGTACTCCGTCAAATAGTTCGGGCGCATGCGCTCTCCCAGCTCGTTCACAAAGACATAACCGTCGTAATCGTAGTTAT